TTTGAGCATCGCGCTGCTCTAAGGGTATACAATAAACGACGTCTAACTTGCTTTTTTCAACATCGTCTATGCGTTTTGGTTCTTTGATCTTGTCTGCCATAGTAGTAATAATATACTACTACTTATCAGCTTAAATTGTAGGAGAATTATTTCAAACCAACTATGATTTCTATCATACCATCGGTACCATAAAAATCTTCCAGTGCTTTGCCTATCAAACTACCGGGTTTGGGTGATCGTTCGGCACGAGCTCTACCGCCAGTTGTGCCCACCAGCAGATCTCCCCTATTGATAGGACCCAAAACTTTGCAAGGTACACGTCCCAATAACGCAACAGGTACGACATATGAAGCTGTTAGTGTTGAGTTCATTAAATAAGCAGGCTGTCTACTAACAACTCCCACTATCTTGTTGGTTTCATCGTTTTCACAGGCCGTTACTTCCGTTTCCGTACCAAACTGTAAAACAGTACCAGGTTCGTAGTTAGCATCGGCTGTGTAATTTTCTGCTAAGTCCGCATATACTGCGGTTACGCCACTGCCAGAAAAGTTATTTGCCGTCAAGTTACCAGTGAACCTCGCGGTTCCAGAAACATCTAAAGTGTATGCAGGAGAGCTGGTGCCAATACCTACGTTACCAGTAGAAATAATACGCATACGTTCTGTTGGTGTGTCGGATCCACCGGTATTGTTACCACCAGTCGCAAATACCAAAGCACCAGCAGTTTCATTAAATGACACGCTGGTATTACCATATGAATTAGTTATCCATACACCCATAGTGGAACCAACACCAGAAGTTTCCAAAATTAACTTATTGTTATTGCTGGCCGAGGTTGATGCAATCCTAGCAGGTTTTGAATTTGAAGAAGATACTGCCAATAGTTCTGTAGGTGAGCTTGTGCCTATACCTACATTGCCATTAGTATCCACACGTAATTTTTCAGAACTTGCAATTTGGAAGATTTGAGCCGCATAGCTGTTTAATACAAAGTTATTACTGCCATCAGAACTTATAGTTTGAACATTCGCCGTGCCACCAAACGAAATAGAACCATTCACGTGTAGTTTGTTAACAGGAGTAGTGAGTCCTGTTCCAATGCCCAGATTCGTACCAGTAAATGTTAGCAAATTACTTGTAGTAATAGCTTTGCTGCTGTTCAAATATACAACCGTGTTTGCATTATTATCTGATAACGTAACAGTGCCGGTGAATGTTGGACTTGCTTTGGTTGCAAATACACTTGTAATAGCTGCACTGAGCGCCAAATCTGCGCTAACTCTGTTGGCAGTTTCTACACTCACTGCGTTGCTAACAACGCTTACTGCATTGCTTACCGTATTAATAGCACTCTGTAATGCGGCACTTGCTGATTGGCGGTTTGCTACTTCTACCGATACCGCATTACTTGCTGCGTTGGCTATACTAACTGCATTTGCTGCTGCCACTGATACAATACTCACGGCATTGCTTACCACACTTACCGCATTGCTAACTGTGTTTATTTTTACTACTGCGGAATCAATCCTAGAACTTAATTCGATACCTACACTAAGAAGTTTATCATTAAATGCTGATACAGTATTGCTTAAGGTATTTACGGCTGCATTAATTGCACTAGTATCACCAGCTGCCGCACTTACTGCGTTTATGTGTGCTTCTAAAGCTGCACTAGTTGCAATTCTTGCACTTGTTTCCGTTGCTACGTTAACATTTACTACGCTAAGTGTTTGACTAATCACGCTAACTTGGTTGCTAATGGCGCTAATTTCTTGATTGATAGAAGCTACCGCCGCGCTTATATCTTGTCCATTTAGATTTAAATTGCCGCCAATATAAACATTTCCGTCAATGCCAACACCACCACCGCCAGATATAACTAATGCTCCTGTGCTGGTTGACGTTGCCGCGTTGCCGCTGCTTAAAGTTAATCTATTTGTATCGTAGCCAACGTTTGCTGCACCTTTGACTGACGTACCAGAATTTTGATAGTACGCGAATTGTCCAGAAGTTCCGGAACCTACAACTCCGCTGCCACCACCGCCACCACCGCCAAATGGATCGCCATTGGCCAAATAGTAGTTGTCTGTATATAGTGCGCCAGCAAAAATATTACCAGCTACACCAGCACCACCGGCTATTACAACAGTCCCTGATCCCACGCTAGTACTGTTCGTTACGTGAGCGAAATCATATGTAGTACCATTTAATGTCGTATTACTATTAAGTATTGCACTTATTTTATTTGCAGTGCTGACTTGGTTTACGCTAATAGTATTAAGAGACGCACTTACTGCGTTTACATGTGATTCTATAACGGCACTTGCGGCCTGTCTATTTGTTATTTCTGTTTGTAATGCTGCACTAACTGCATCAACCGCAAGTTGGCTAGCACCCATGTTATTGACGTTGTAAAGTTCGGTAAAATTGCTGTTTACTTTGACAAAAGCATCTCTTATACCGTCACCAGTACCGTCGTTATTTTGATTACCTATATTGACACTTAATCTACTCATGAGCACTAATCCTGTTAATATAGTATTTATTTGACCACAGGATTAAATACCGCTCACTATATAGTTGAATACAAATATTCCTGTACTATTGGGTAGGTTTTGGTTTTGATGCATTTGCATACTTATCTGGCGCTTCTGCAAAAGCAGCAAATATCTGTTTTATACCACTAGGATTTGATACTAGGCCACGTAATTTAAATCCATTTGATAAAATGTCAACATTCGTTGAAGTGTTGCCATCACCGGATAATTCCTGGACTGGATTATTTGGATTCAGCTCAGAATTTGATACATTAAACCTGTTACGAGCTGTGTCAATAATTGCCCAATAGTTTGTTTGCTCTACTGCTTTCATTAAAATAAAAGCAGGCCTAAATCCACAATAAACAAATGTGCCATCGGTACCGCCATTACCTATGTAACTACCAAATTTACTAAAACCCGGCACTTCTGCCCAACAATAAGCAACATAGTTGTCATTACTTTTATTAGTATTTTGATAATCGGTTTGACCCGTACCACCAACCGAAAATACTTGGTTTGTAGGTAAGGTGTTATTGAAATTGCCAGCTCTTGTATAATATGCAGTTGTTTCTTCTAAATAGGGAACATTTACCGCACCTTGATCTTTATGGAATACCGGCCACTGCGCTGACCCTGTAATTAATGCGCCAGAAGTTCTATTCTTTATGATTATAAAATCAGGCTTAACCCCTAAACCATGAGCGATAGTTGCGCCGGCTTGTCCATTGCCAGTATACGTTACAATACTAAATTTACTTAGAGTGTTTGCCGAATATGTAGAACTAATAGTAGCATTATTTTGTCCAGCTGTATTTGTAGTAGTGTTATTCCCAGCTCGCCACACCCAGTCAACATAAGTTTTTCCTGTGGCATTTTGGCTTGCATCAACAGTATATCCGTCATTACTAAACCCTGTTATAATATTTCCAGTAACTTCCTGTGTCACTACATTAGTGCTCAATAATTTGTTCACACCACGAACCGAATCAACCAAATAATGATTGCCGGTATCGTTTCTTATTTTAGTCCAAACCAGATCAGGTTTGAATCCCAACCCTGTAACTGTCACAGATGTCCCTGTTCCAGTTCTAGTTATCACATCAAAATATTTGTTGCCTTTGTATATCTGTGGCAATTGCAAATTGGCATTAGTCCAAGCTTTAAATCCAGCAGGAGGTAATCCGGATCCAGTATAAGTATTTCCTGACCCTGATACATAAGCACCACGGAATGACTGTTGACCAAAATTGGCGTAGGATATGGTACTATCATAAACACTGCCGCCTGGTGCGAACACGCTAGAACTCTTAACCGTGTATGTTGTTAACGGGTTTGTGCCTGCGGCTGGATCTCCTCGGTTGCCACTGCTATTATTGTACCAAACACCATTGCGTCCAGCCCAAAATTTACCTGTGTCAGCATCAAAAGCTATCATTATCACGTCACTTGTGTTCCATACCCCACTAGGATCTGGGGAAGTGAGATATGTTAAAGAGTAATTACCGTTATCGTTTAAATAAATCCTAGTATAGCCATCGCCTGTGTATGGACCAATACTTACGCCCCAACCTGTTACCCCATCTCTACCAGGATAGCCGGTCACATTTTTATTGTGGGACAAATCATGTATACCCCAAACTGGGTAACCGGTATTTGTAGTTGCGCCAGTTCTTACTTCATAATACCATTTGCCTTTGTTAACCGTCATTGTTCCCACTGCTGTGCGATTTCCATCAGCTGCAACAGAAAGTCCGCCATCGGCTATTGTAGACGTTGATGGGTAAACAGAATTCCAAACACAATAATTACCAGTTGGTTGTATTTTGTTACCAAAAGCGGATGGGCTGTCTTTCAAGCTATCAAAATCTTTTTCGTAAATGGCTGGAGATAATAAACTTAAAGACCCATCAGGATACCAATTTATGGGCAAATTATTCCCATCTATTGTAATCTGTACCATACCGTTGCCACCGCGGCCGCCACTCCATGTTCCTTGATTAGGATATGCAGGATCTCCCGCGCCGCCGTTCCCAACAAAAATTGTAATATTTTGTCCAGGCGTCAAGTCACCTACTGCAAAAACTTTTCTGACATAAGCACCAGAGCCGCCGCCGCCGCCATCGCCGGTTCCATAATCATAACCGCCAGCACCGCCACCGCCGGGCGCCCAGCCTGGTGCACCATTGAGACTGGTTGCTCCTCCCGGGCCACCGCCGCTGGGTGCTGTGGCGCCAGCATTGCCGCTACCACTGTCACCATTTGTGTTAACTGTTCCGCCCGAAGCTGTGCCCCCCGACCCAACCGAGAACACAGGAGAGCCACCTGATCCACCACCAGCAGTCAATGTTACTGTTCCTATAGGATGTGGGCTAGTGATTGAAACAGTAGTAGTCTGTCCTAATCCGCCGCCGCCATAACCTACACGCCCAGCACCACCGCCACCGCCCGCGCCCCATGCCTCTATGGTTATGTTACTTGTGTAACTTGGTACCACAAACGTAGTAGCACCTGGCGTGGTCAATCTTGTGATTTTTTGTCTTTGATCAAATCCCAATGATACAGGATATAAATTTCCATCTGTATATGTTCTAATATCAGTAAAGGGTAAATAAACACCATAAGTGCCATAGCCACCGGTGTATTTTTTAGCGATCCATTCGCCAGTCTTGTAATCTGTACGCCCAAACGAAGCGGGTGTTAATGCAACACCATCAACATAATGAAACTCTGCTAGATTACCGCTGAAATAATAGCCATAACCTTTGCCTATATTTTGTTTATAACTAGTATTGCCCCAACGCGATACTGTGCCAGCATTGATACCATAGCCTGCATATCCGGGGTAAAATTCTAGAGTTTGCCTCTGCCCATTTACATAGATTTTTAATCTTTCTGCTTGGGTGGCGTTGGTTATATCACAAACTGCTACGATATGATACCAAGCATTAGGGTCTCTGAATTGTGCGCTGGTTCTGACCCAAAAGTAATAACTGTTTGGATTACCGCCAACAACGTTTACCCAATCAATGTGATCGTCTGCATCGAAAAATATATTTTCGCCTGCATAGTAGGCACTTGGATTGTCGCCTGCTTGTAATAAACCAGATGTGCCCATTTTATTGCGCTTGCACCAAACGCTCACGGTCCAGCGTTTACTGTTAGCTGCACTTACTGCTGTTCCCAATCGTGTGCCAGTTACGCTCCAGGTCACAAAATTGCTGCCTACTACATAATTACCAGCAGCACCGCCAGAACCTGCTAGATATGCGCCACTACCACCCAGAGGCCAACCCGCACTTGCATATTTTTGTTGGCCATTGGTTCCTGCTTGACCTAAATCACCACCGTTGCCGCCATAGTTGTTACACTGATATGTTCCTTCAGGAGAACCAAGTCCACCAGTTGTTAGGGTACCATTGCTTCCAGGATAAGCACCTTGGCCCGCTGTGCCGGCAACAAGCCCTGCACCGCCGCCACCGCTACCACCTGTAGTATATGCACTGACTGAGTATGGACCGCTGCAACCAATATCACCGCCGCCACCACCGCCACCACCGCCACCGCCAGCTACTGTACCATTATTGCTAATAGTCACATAACCGTTGGTCCAAATAGCGTCACCACCAGGCGTTCCGTTAGTGCCCGGTGTTCCCTGATATCCACCTACACCACCTGTACCACCCGCGCCAACAATATATGCACCACTGTTTACAAAAACAGTAATAGCGCAACCAGTTGGAAATCCGCGTATATCTAACGCTGGCAAGTAAACACTGGTGGAACCAACTTTAATATTATTGTTGATGGTTAAATTTACTGTGCAAAGACTATAACCATCGTAACCGGCAGTTTTAGCAGCATCATACAGCACATAGTTGTTTGTATCAGCACTAATAGTTAAATTGAATGTAGTGGCCAAAGATCCACCGGTAGCTGCTTGCGTAGTTAGATTCTTAAACAAATACGAACCGCCCTCGCTTTTAAAACGCAAAGATTTGGTTATCTTAAAATGATCTAGTTTTTCTGTGCCACCAGCTGACTCATTAAACATCTTATGCTACTTCCTGTGCTCTGCCTTGCTCATACATATATGTGCCATCACTAAAGAAACTAAAGAAATCAACCGCTCCCGCCGTCGTTGATAAGTCAGGAGAACTTCCGCCAATCCATTTATAATTTGCACTCCAACTTAAAGTTCTATTGCCAGTACTATCCTGTATTACCATAACTGTGTAGAAACCGCCATCCAATAAATTAGTTGGCGTTGCCATAGTCGCGTTACCTGTTAAGGTTACGCGAGCGGTTTGGCCATTAGCCGTATTCCAGTTAATAGTGGAACCATAAGTCAACGCTAAAGTTGGTGAGTACCCCACATTTGCTGCAAGATATCCTGCTCGCAAAGTTGTACCATCATAAGTTAAATTGGTAGGGGTCTGTGATACTGCTGCACCAGTAGAAACATAATATGCTAGTCTGTTTGCTGTACCACTATTAACTGTGCCGCTACTGGATCCATAAGCAACACCATTTGCATAATATAAGTTATCTGTATACAAACCAATATTAGCACGTAATTTACCCTGAACCGCTACACCTCCCGAAACTACCAATGCACCTGTTGATAAACTGGCTGCATCTGTGGTATCAGTGATGCTAGTGCTCTTTGTAATTTGCAGTGTCGTTGCAGGAGTTAATGTCAACGTACCAGAAGCAGAAGTTACTATACCCGCACTTAAATTTCCAGAAGCTATGTTGCCCGATACTGTCAAGGATGATAGTGTGCCTAGACTTGTGATATTTGTCTGCGCCGCAGTTGTAAGAGTACCAACAATACTTGTACCACTTAAATTACCAGCTGCTACGTTACCAGTTACTGCAAGCGAAGTTAGCGTACCCAGGCTAGTGACGTTTGGCTGCGCTGCGGTACTTAATGTTCCCGCTAGTGTGGTTGCAGTGGCGGTTCCGCTTACGGTAAGACCTGTCAACGTACCAACGCTAGTGACGTTAGGTTGCGCTGCGGTGCTCAATGTTCCAGAAATATTAGTTCCAGTCAAGTTGCCGGTTGCAACAATATTGCCACCAGCATAAACGTTGCCAGATACGCCAGCGCCACCGGAAACTTTTAATGCACCTGTGCTAGAACTTGTACTTGCGGTAGCATTGGTGATGGCTAAATTTCCGCTTGTACCTGTATTAGTATCAGATCGCATAAATTGCGTGCTGTCTAATCCATCCAATAAATCAGCGTTTGCAACTTTTGCATTAAGTGTGCTGTTTAGGTTGAGACCCGGCTCTATAGTTGCAAATCCGGTGATAGCTGGGCTGGGAGTAAATGCGGCATCTCCACTGAAAATAGCTACTACTTGACCGCCAGCATTAATGTTAACCACTGCGTGTGTTGTTACACCGTCAGATACCTTAGCTACTTCCTGACCAAATCTATAACCAGCAGAATATAGTCCCAAATCACCGGTCCAGTCAGGTCCTATTAGATCCCAGCCCGATCCATTGTATGTTTTAAGTTGTTTATTGGTGGTGTCGTACCATAAATCACCTACGTTTGCGCCTGTTGGGGCTGAGCCATCTGCTGTGGCGCTGCCAATGTTTTTCCACGCTGTACCTGTGTAAACTTTAGGTAGTTTGTTGCCGGAGTCATACCAAAACTGACCCGTCATAGGTTGACTGGGTTGTGTGGTATTTGCAAAATTTTCCAGCATTTTGACAAAGTTTTCATTCAAACTTTGTCCATAATTCGTGTAATTTTTACCAATCAGCGCGATATCTAGCGTAGTAGTATCTAGGCTGCCATCAGTTACAGTGGCTACTGTTCCACCCGCTGTTTTTGTAATAGTATAACTCATTGTTGCTAATCCTTTTATCTAATGTATTTATAACTAAACAATATTTAAAATTTGATGCCCAACATTGTTATCCAAACGTAATTGTCCAGGAACCTACATTAGTCCATTTATAAATTTTGTATCCTGGAATAGTGCTGAATGCAGGAGATCCCGTAGTTGAGATTGCGTTTGGATAAGTATCTGGGTATCTAACTATTACTACACCATCAGCACCTGATGCTCCGGAATAATTGTTATAGTAGAAATATCCCCCTCCACCACCGGAACCTGTATTTGCAGCACCTGTAGTTGGAGGTCTACCATAACCTCCGCCGTTGCCGCCTATACCGGATCCACCAACGCCATAGTCAGCACTATGATCTCCAAGAATACCAACATAAGCTCCGCTGCCGCCGCCCGCTGCATACATGACCGAAGTTCCTGTGATTGCTGAAGCTATGCCAGGACCACCATCATATCCGGTACTAGCGCCACCAGCGCCACCACCTCCACCGCCCCAAGCAGAAAAGTAACCATCGTATCCCTGTCTAGGCTCACTTTTATATGGACTTCCTGGATATACGCCATAACCAGCTCTGTATGCTTGATATAATGCACCACCCCCAGAGCCGCCATCTCCACCATGCTGACCAGCAGCTTGAACACTACCACCGCCACCATAAGCAGATAAATTGTAAAATGTTGAATTTCCAGCGTCGCCAATTGATCCTGCCCCCACAGTGACAGCTATTGGGGAACCTGTGGGAACCTGAAGCAGCGAGCCGCCCACATTCGTCAATAAACCACCAGCACCACCACCGCCTCCCCATGCGCCAGATCCGCCGCCACCACCACCAACAATGAGATATTCCACAGTAACTACACTAGGCCACACCTGTTTCCAACTACCACTGTTTTTAATAAAAACTGCTGTGGGAGTTTTCCAAACACCACTTTGTTTAATGTATGGTACAGAAATTGGCTTCCAAACACCAGCATGTTTTACATAGAAGTTGCGTGCCATATTAAGAAGCTACCTGGTACCAAACATCTCCATCACTTCCACCAGAAGGTGCACTTGTACTTACATATCTAGTTCCATAACCATTAGAAGTCGGTCCTATAATAGTTGTCCATGATAATATCCCACTACCATTTGTAGTCAATGTTTGACCTGAACTTCCATCAGCACTTGGCAAAGTATAAACTGCAGATCCAGCCACCGCCGATGCTTGTAATCCAACATTACCAGACGTTGCTCCAGATAATCTTAAAATAGAGCCAATGAGTGAAGCACCTGTTATAGTAGTGCCATTTAATGTAGTAGCAGTAACCGTAGTCACATTTACGTTACTTGCGTTGATATTTCTAAATGCGCCAACATTACCTATATCATAAATTCCGGTTATGGTGGGATTTATATGTCCACCAACTGATGTTGCACCGTTAACCGTTAAAGTTGAAGCAGTAACGGCATTATTAGCTGTCACATTAGCTGCGGTTAAATTACCAGTAAGTGTAGTCGTTGCGCCTGTAACATTGCCGCTTAAATTACCTGTAAAACTGGTAGAATAAATGTTTTTAAACGTAGCACTACTGGTACCCAACGTGAATGTATTTGTATTACCATTGGCAGCGGCAATATTACCCTCAATATAATTAGTACCGTCTTTATACAGAACTAAATTACCTACACTAGTATTTGCTGCAATTACCGCACTATCAACATATGACTTGGTGGCTAAACTCCAAGTATCTGTCACTGTGTAACCTGAAGGAGCTAATATTTGTCCAGTTCCAACTAACAGGGATAAATTACCAGTTCCTGTAACAGACAGCGCCATGTGTCCATTGGTTGTTTGATTTTTTATTCTTACATCCTGACCACCGGTAATATCTAATAATAAATCATTACCTGCACCAACTACAAATCCCGCATCTGTTTGCACTGTAAGTGTGCCGGTAGTTGTTGCTGCTATATTTGCTCTCAAAAAGTCGGTGGTGAGTAAGCTACCAAACTTTGTTGCATTTGCTGCGGTACCATTAAACTGAATATTACCTATGTCTGTAGCTAGATTAATACCGGGCTGTACTAAACTAAACCCAGTTATCATGTCTGTTGCATTTACATTGCCATAGTTTGGTTGCCAAGCTACTGGATCTTTGCTGTATACTGCTACTAAATTACCGCCTATGTATTCCTTAATAATAGTGTGATTAGCAGTAGGTACTACTCCGTAATCTGGTACCGAATAGGCAAATTGACCAGTTTTGCCTAACGCTCCGGGTGCAGCTGGTCCTACTAATGTCCAACCTGTGCCATTGTAACCATACAATTGAAAATTTAGATTATCCCACCATAAATCACCATTTGTACCAGTTCCTGGCTGCGAACCACTTACCGTCATCTTGGCCAAGTCTTGCCAATTTGTGCCAGTATATACACGTAATGAATTAGTATCGGATTTGTACCAAAGTTGCCCCTTTATAGGATTACTGGGTGCAGATGTATTGCTAAAATTTTCCAGCATGTGCAAAAAATTTGTGGCGATTTCGTCGCCATATGCTGCAAAATTTTTACCCAGTAAACTTAAACTAGTGGTAGTATCCACATCACCATCGGCTATAACCGTTTGTACATTTCCGTTACTTTTATTAATGGTATATGGCATAGTTTATTCCTCTATGTACTTATATTCGGGAAAATTTTTACTTAACACCCGCTTAATAAGCGTTATTTTTTTAAGGCCAAGGGCTGCGGCCGCTTTTGTCGCGGATTCATATATTCTTCCATCAACCTGTGTTCGTTTTTGTATCGCCAAAAGTCTATTGGGCTCTCCTATGCGGCTGGCGTCTCGAAGTTGTTCCTTCCATTCAGGATGTCCTTCCCTATATTTTTTAAGAGATTCCATTCTCTTTTTCTTTTTTTCTACAGCTTCTTTTTTTCCTCGATTCCATGCCGGTTTACCAAGTAATCCCATATATGCATTTTCACGCATTTTTTCAATTGAATCAGGTCGATGTTTTTTACCTTTCATCCCACTTGATGATTTGCTCCTTGCATAAGCATTGGCTTCTTTAAGTTTTTTATATTCCCAACTTGTTAGTTTAAGTTTTCCATTGCGCCCCAAAATCCTACGCATAGAATGCAATGCAAAACACATTTTAATTTTGAACTCACCATCAAACATTTTTGTCAATAATAAATGGCACAAAAAATGCTCGTCTGCAGACAAGTATGCATAATTCATTTTATCCTTTTCTCCGCCCAATTTGAAAGACTTGGGAAGAATGTGGTGGCGTTCTGTATAACCAAGCAATTTTTTTGCTGCTTTTCGAGTTTTTGCTCTACTTTGCGCTTTTGATATTATTGAGCAGTACCACTTGGTATATTTGCCCAGATGCGCAATTCCTATAATCTTATCTATGTAATTCATAGTTATCCAGAAATAAGTTGGGTCAGGGTCTGTACCCGAATGGTGTATTCAATTTGAATTAATCTGTTTAGACTTTTTTGCACTGGGTGGAAAACAACATGGGTTAGTAATTTGCCGTTACCCACGCCAACTTCGGTGCCTTCCCAGGACTTTAGACCCAATTCATCAAACACATAATCGCTGTTTAAGTCAGTAGCATTGTCAAATGCCGCTTGTCCACTGGGTTCACCATAATCCAACAAACATGTAATTAGTATATCAGTGTATAATTTACCAGCTATATGTCGTATGGTTATATTGTTACGCACCGGATCCGTATTCAAATTGCTGTTGTCATCTACAACTTTATAATAAGTGGGATTGTATAATTGACTGTTGGCACCTGTTGTATTGGGCGGCAAATATGTAATAATGCCTGTGGCATCTACGCTTGTGCCGCCATTACCAAAGTGCATTTCATGTATAAATCCTGTAGCTTTATTTCCCACACTTAGAGCTAATGCTTGACTAAAATTTTCATAATGTATTGCATTAGACTTGTCCACAAAGACTTCTTGGGTTTCAGGATCAAATATCTTAATATGCCCCTGCAATAGCACTGATCCCATGTCGTCTGGCTTGGGATTATTGGTTTGAGTTTGTAAAGTCATGTTTTCGTCCTGATTCATAGTCATATTTATGTTGGAATAAAGCCCGCTTTTTGTCTTAAAAATACTGCTTGAGTAGTATCTGCTTCCACTAAACTCAAGGTTTTGTTATTCATATCATACCATACCATATCTCTAAATTGCGCACGATAAGTTAAATTGGCTGTTGTAAATGAGGCTCCACTAGTGAAAGTAGTGGTAACTTGATAAATGCTGCCCTCAAATAATACGTAGGTATCCTGTTTAAACTGAGTAAGCGGTTGCCATTTTGCTACAATACTGTTGTCGTATAGGCTAGTAATTTCCTGGTTTTTGCCTGCACTAACCAAATCTGACCCCGCAGCATGTACTTGAGGCGCACCAGTACCACCGGTGGCACGTATAATACGTCCCAGCTTGTTGTTTACTGTGTCGCGTTCCCAATAAGCTATGCGTTCTCCATTTATGAATATAACACCGGGTTTAGCATAGGCAGTGCTGGGTGCGGGCAATGCTAGGGCATTTTGCACACTGATTTCTGTGTCAAAAATACCCAAATCAGCTGACAATTTAGTACTGTCAGAATAGTTGATAGCATAGTAATTAGTTTGATCCAGTAAGTTCTTAAAGATCCTAAAGCTGGTTAGACCGCCCTGACTGTTTTCAGTAAATTCTGTGATTATGATTATGTCACTTGCACTAATGTTTCTATGAATTTCAACTTGCGAACCGCTATCAGCCAAATCCCAATCTGTGTTGGGCTGCAAAAACTGTCCGTTTTGATAAACTAGCACATAATTTGTGTTAGTATGCGTGTATTGCAATGGATATTTGTTGGTAGTGATGATCAAGGAAGAGGATGAATCGAATCCTGAATCCTCACTATCAAATCCTATTGTATCGAACCCGTGTGGTATACTGATTGTAGCTGCGCCGGCGCCGGAATATACTTTAGTCTTAATTAAACTGGTGTCATGATCTGCATAGCTAATAATGCGAACTTTACTATTTACAGTCAACGCCACACTAGCTGCTATCAATATAGTTTGCGCATCTATCATACTAAATTGTGCACCTGTTGTCTCACTTAACACCACAACATCGCCCATGGCAGGTGCAGTATTAAAAATAACAGAACGTAAGGTACTGCCGTCTAGCGCGGTCAATGTATAATCGGCACCAAAAGTTTTACGCTGTCCATTTACATATACTTCTATGTCGTTTCCGTCCACCGTGGCACCATTGATGTCTGCTACATAGTTGGGCGTAAATGTTATAGTGCTGCCATCGCCGGTCAGATAGGTATTTTCTGGTGTACGCAGTCTGTTATTATTAACTAACACTATAATATTGGCATGATAGGGCCCACTGGTTTTCAGTGGTCTGTCTAAGGTTATTGTATAGTCAGTTGGATAGCTAACTGATGGTAGCGTGTCAAAACTCTGGTATGTATTGTGTATTTCTCTATAGGTTTGTGGTTGACTATAGACATAAACATGCACATAGTCACCAGACACCAATGCCGTGTTAAACTGTATATTGTACAGATTGTTGCTTACCGCATGTGTAAACTGATTTGATGCTGTGCCTTCAAATACACGTTGACCGTTAACAAAAACTAGTAGATCCTGTACCAAGTTATCATAAGTTGGCAGAATTATTTGTGTTGTAGCTGCTAGAATTTGGTAAGTCTTATCATACAACAAGAAGTTACCACCATGACTTTGTACCGATATAAACACTGTTTCGTTAGCTAATGGTGCGATAGCAAAATTGATTGATTTATCATTGTAGTTAACTGTAAAATCTGTGTTCTCTTTTTGTAATCCGCGATTTTTTGTATACACAAACAATACATCATCACTGTGTCCAACTTCACGGAAACTGAACTGGGTAGTAGTTCCGTCAGCAGTAAAGCTTAGGTTAGTTATTTCTGGTCCGGCCCCAGCAGTTAATGGATCGCGAGCTGTTAATGCAATAGTGCTGCCATCTGGCCCATATATTGAAAATGCAGCACCAGTTGTATATGCAAACAGAGCTTGATATAACTGTGTACCGTATTTTATGTAATCACCTTTGGCGTAATAGCTATAAGCTGCCCACGTTTTTATTATGTAATTGTAATCAGTACGCGGCACTGTATGCACTTGCATATTCAGAGTGTCATACATTCTACCGGGAATTAATTCTTGTGGTGCATGGCTAGAGTAAACGTCTATAAATGCTTTACCATCAACTAGAATATCCTCTGCCCTAGTGCCTAGATCAGTATCTGTAAACTGGCTAGTAATAACTGTGTCATCTAATCCGCTGGCAATTGTAGGATAGTTGGTTGGCAAATCGGTAAAGTTTTGTGCATCCACTATTACGCCAGGATAATCAATACCAGTTTGTACCTGAGCGAGATCCTGTCCCGGCATGCCATCACGAGGCTGGTAGTATGCAGTTATCCTGTCATTAGCACTGCCAAAGTCGCCATCCATCAAAGCAGCCAAATCTTGATTGGAAATTTTCACCAAGTTATCGGTGTCAAAAGTTGTGCTACTGGTAAAGCCTGCACTGCTACCGTCAGCTACTTCTACTTTATATAAAACATGATTGTGTGCTATGTATTGACCCTGCAGATAATATGTACTTGCTGCCCAAGTAAGAACTGCGGTGCCATAGGTATAACGATCAAAGCGTATTGTAGTGTTCCATTTCCTAATGGTTTTGTTACCCAACTGAGCATATAGTTTGCCGCTAGTGCCCGAATCATTTGCAACAACTTCTACAGTAGGTGTCTTTGTATAATTTTTGCCAGGATCTGTCACAATAATTTCACGTAATTTGCCACCGCTTACCAATGCATAAGCTTTGGCACCACTACCCGTGTCTCCCGTCGCAGCAATGATATTGATATCTGGTGCTACAAGGTAATTCACACCTGCGTTTTCTATCATTACACTATCAACACCATACCCATGGTTAAGATTCCACATTCTATAATGCAAATCTGTTTCTAGTTTGTTAGCATCTGTGGATTTTTCTCCGCTGGGACTTCTAAATACAGATAAATCACCGTCATAATAAGCAGGCAAATCAAAGTCAGAAGGATCTCCAGCCCAATCATCTAATCCGGTATAGTTGATTAAGTATTCACGTATTTTGGTATGATAGGGTTTGGTTTCTGTAATGTAATCTAGTAAGAATGTTTGATTGTCTTTCAAATAAACACTTTGCTGTTCCAGCTTTCTAAAGTAGTGTTTGATGTCTATTAAGCTGGTCTTAAACAGCCAATCCACATTCTTCTGCTCGCGTAGAATATATCGTATAGCCACAAAGAACAATTCGTTTACATGTTTTTCCAATTCATTTGTGAATAGATCGTTAAACAAAAGTTCAAACAAATTACGCAGCTCTTTACTGTAAGTTTGGCTTAGTGTACTGCCGTCATTTACTAAAGCTTGAGTATAAAGTTCATTGGTAAAGTTTACTGTACCGTTTTCTAAAACTAGGGTTTCAGTAATTAGATTACCAGTGTCATCGTTTACATATTTGATGATCTCGTATCTGCCGGATCCATTGTCCATGATCTTTACTGTGTCATTCAACACATATTGATTTTTAAGCAGATCATATTTGTTTTCTACAGTGTATTTAGGCAGCTTGGATGCATCGTAACTGCTGGCCACATAGTCAACATATTGCCAGAATCTATTTAAATTGTAAGACTGATGACTGGTTACCGACCATCCCCCGCTGTAGGTATGGATTGACCAACCGTTGTAATAGTTGCTGTCATTTTCCACCAGAACTTTATAACCAGGAGTTAATGTTGAGGTATTGATGTAACTTAGTTCAGTTAAGTTTGCCACAGACTCGTCCCATGCCCCACTTACTGCACTAGGTGCAGGTTCAGCTATTTTGAGCCTATCTGTGTCATATATTTCTACCAGTTTGTATGAACTAAAGATCTCATTTACCTTTAACAGCATGACTTTCAATGCCGTCAAACGATTAACAAACATTCCCTGACGTGGCCTGTTCTCTATTCCGTATTTTAATGTACCATACAGATTAGTATCCGGCACTTCTTTACCCATGGCATCTTGCCCAGACAAACTATCAATTAATTTGCTCAGCAGGGAGTCTGCTGGGCGGCTGCGTGGGTTATTTTCCTGTACTAGGTCGTATTCTGCATGTATAACGTCGGTGTTAAGTTGTACATCATAGTCCACATGTAGCAAGGTATTGCTTGCATTTAGATATGTTGCTGTATTGTAGAGACCAATGCTGTTATTTGACAACACCACAGCATAGGCTAGTCCTTGAGCTTTGGGGTCTGTTATTAAATCTTCAACTGCAGAAATAGTAAGAGTTCTGCCACTATTAGTATTAACCGTAGTTTTCCTGCGTACCCAATAGTAGTAATTGGTCATTGTTAAACCAGTTGCTGCATCAGTTCTTGTTTCAGTTACTACTCGCGCATCACCAAATACTGGATAGCCGTCAAAGTTATTGCCATTCACAGCCACATATGAGCTAGGTAGCACTGAACTGCGTGTCCACTCACAGATTTCAATTTCGCTGCCAGGGAAAGTATCGCCCCAATGTGTGCTGCGATACTGAAAATCTCCCTGCTCATAGTCTAAGTAACGAACTTTGTCGGTATTCCACCATACCTTGCCCACTTGCATACTGCCCCAGATTTCATTGATACTAGCTGCGGTATCTCCATATACGGCAGGATCTAAATCTTCTACAAAATCTATTTGACTTATAGCATTACCTGGTACTTTGACTTTGACTGGGTCGATTAGTTCTAGATCAACTAGTTTAGTATGTGTAACGCTGTCATATAGGAACAGCCTATTAATTGCGTCGGTGTTGACCCGGGGCACAGCTTGTCCATCTACATACCATGCCGTGGATTTAGCTGCTGCGAACACATACATGGCACCATAATTACTGCCAAACTTGTCGTCGCCTATTGCACCTACTGCGATATAACTGCCATTCATAGCCACACTGCTGCCAAATTTATTAGCTAACTGCAGATTGCCCGGTTCTAAATAACGATCTAATATAAAAGAACCTGGAGAGCTGTCATTATCAATTCTATCGCTGACATATTCGTACACCAGCACTGCACCACTTTGACCAACTTGATCAACGAACTTTAAACTACCTAAATCAAATGTTGTAGTGTTGCCGTCAAAGCTAGTAGTTTCTATAGATGTTTCCAATGCACTGCCAATCGCCAACTTCAACGCATCATCACTTATAGCCAAAACTGTACCAAACTGATCATCAGCGATAGGATTAGGATTACTTATAGTTTGAGTATTTTTAAATACGTCTAATCCAAGATCTGTTAGTGCAGTTCCTGATCCTGGCAATATTCTTAACTTGTCTGCCACTAAAACAATATCGCATTCAATATACAATTGATTATTAACTGCGCTGGCCCCAATACCTGGAATAGCTTTATTGTTAATATCGTTGACCACGCTGGTTAAACTTGTGCCTGTAAACACAACGTCAAAGTCATTTATTCGTATACCATGACCTATGGTTACTGCTGGGTTAGTAACTGTTCCCGTTGCTTTACCATACAAACGTCCCATGTTGGTATATCTGTACACAGCACCAGCATTTTGTACGCTATTGGCGCTGTCGACTAAAGGTGCACCTACATAAGCGGTACAATCAAAAGGACATAATACGGTACTAGTGCCAAACTGCTGTTGCGACTGTGTGACGGGTGTGGTTAATTTCTTTAACAATTGGAAATTGTTTGAAGCAATTTTTATCAAACTACCGTTACCGGGCGCTGTTGAGAATGTAACTGTTTTGTTACCGCTGCCAGTGTAAGTCTCGCCTGTTTGAACTACACCCTCAACCGTTGACAGTTTGATATTGGTATCAGGGCTGCGCAATAAAGTGTAAACAGTAGTGGATCCATCTCCCACAAATGATTCTATGCTTCTATCATAAATGTAGACCGCACCGGCGTCTGTGCTACCAGTGTCATTAAATGGTGCACCAACTAAGACTTGTGCGCCATCGGTGCTACAACTTACGCTGTAACCAAATTGATCGCCAGCACCTATATCAGCAGGTGTTATATACGTTCCAACCTGATAAAATGTTGTTGAGCTACGCCCCCAAATATAAACTCGGTTAACACCGGGTGCGCCCACATATAGCCATAGGCCATCTTTACTAAAGCTTAAACTTTGTCCTAAATAAGAACCTGTGCTGGGTCCGGTCTTTACAGAACCCACCAAAGACACTGTTCCTAAACTAGTGTTGATCTTGTATATGTAAACAAATCCAGTGTTAGTGTCACTGGTTGGGCAACCTACTGCAAAATAATCTGCATTGCTGCCGGTTAATGTCGTACCAAAGCCGGACAAGTTGGCTGTGCTTTGTGTAATAGATGTTAAATGTTGATATTGGCCATTACTATCTTTGATGTAAACAAAAACTTTACCGGTGCCTTCTGCTGGTGCACCCACAAGCATATAATCACCCGTGTTCACGAAGGCAACACTAGAACCGTAGTTTTGATTGGTGCTAGCATCCCAAGCATCTAACGTTTGATTTTTGCTCCAGATATCGCGTTTCTTAAATACTGCCCAGTCCACATAGTTTGGTCCCCAGTGATCTATGGCTGCGACATCATCAGTTTGCCAACCTTCTCTTGGGGTGTATGCAGCCCAGTCAGAGACTGTGTTGAAACGAACAGTACTTAACTTGTACAAGACACCAGTACCATCTAAACTGTTGAACCCAGAAAGATTAGAAGTTAATGTTGTATTAGCATCAACTTTGAAGGTTTTAAGATCTAGTATTTCTTTGACGCGATAGATAAAGTTAAAGTTTATGTCAAAGTTCTTAATAACAATGTAATCGTTTATAGCAAGATTGTGCCTATCGCTTGTTTTTACTGCCAATGTGTTGTCTAACGCATTAGTTATGTTAATAACTTGAACTTGCGTTTGTTCTGCTCTAAGTAGTGTCCAGTCCTTATTGTTCTTTTTTGCTACCCAAATTTTGTGCCCAGACCCAATAGGATCTATTAATGTAGCGGGGCTATCGGCGTTGATATTAGTAAGATCAAATATGAAAGTATCGGCATGTGTTGTTTTCAAATAGCCAGCCGTAAGTAATTCTTCCTCGACGTTTAACTTGTCCGTAGTTGTTAAAAACAGATTCTTGGTGTAATTCTTAGGAACAATTACAATCTTACCATCACCAACCGCATTTGGGCTGTAACCTGTTGTCCCAGATTCAGCAGTATCACCATCATTTAATAATGATAGGAAACTGGGATTAGCCGCAAAATTATTTTCTGTTAGAACAAGTTCCAATACCTGAGTGCTGTCTATTGCACCAAATTCTCCAACTCTAATAGCCCAGTTCTCATAAGCATCTATCTCGGTAGTAAATCTATCAAACTTTGCGCCTAACAACGCATTCAATGCGCTGTTGGTACCTTTTTCTCTAATATATCCTTGGTAAAACTTCACTTGGCTAATGTCATCAATGCCCAGCTCCGTTAAGTAACTGCGCGGTCTAAATCCTATTAAACCTTTACTGTATAGGTCTATACTACTTTCAAAGTTAGCATTTGTTATGTCATAAAAGCGTTCACTACGACCAGCTAGATTGCTGAAATTAGGCAGCAATCCCGTCTTTATCTTATTTTTGTCTATTATCTGCCACTTATTAAACTCAAACACATTCTCTGCTGCTACATCCATTAGTGCAGTATAATATTGATTCTTATATTCTACCAACGCACCAGCTTTGTAGTCAACACCAGCAGTCCATGCGTCAACATTTGTACTGTTGTAAATAAATCCCGGCGCATAAACTGAACCGTCCCACTCTCTAGTTTTGTATCCTACCAGTTTGATGCGTAACTGTCTATTACCAGTTTCTGGTTCGTAAATAACGTCATTAAAAATCGTCCTGTTATCGTAAACAATGGCATGTTCATATTGAACTAAATTCATTTCAACTAAGGCCAAATTGCTATTGACAGCATTTATTGTAAAACTGTTGTTGATGCGTACTACATTAAACTGATCATCACGTAGGTAGTTAAAGTTCTGATCTAACACACGGCTGGCGCCTACTTGACTGCCGTTTATTTCATCCACTACATATCCGGGCCTAGTCAAAAATACTTTATTAGCCAATGGGTTTAATACTATTACGGTTTGACTATCCCAACCCTGTTGGCTCCAGTTTAAAAATTCTTGGGCCGATAGTATAAAGTCTCTATTTGCACCCAAGTCACCTTCGTATTCATTAAAACGTATGCCTTGCGAAACCAAATATCTGTTGTAGCTGATTAGGAAATCTACGACTTGTTGTTTGTTAACAAACTCTGTGCCATAAGGAATTGTAGTTTTTACTGCATCATAGTCGTTGTAAACCGTAGCAGTATTGCCCATAACCGTTATTGTAGTGCTGTTGCTATTAGCCAGGCTAGGTATAATAGTAAAATAAGGTTCAGCTATATCGTAACCCTGTACTTTAAATCCAGTTCCTGTACGCTCTATAATTACTGCACTATAAACAATTTTCAATAAGGGCACAGATTTTTTAATTACTATTGACTGATTCTCTTCCGGCACTAAAATACTTTTACCCACACTGTTAGGGCTGGCCTGTTCTGCAAAAGAATTCAACATTGCTGGGCCAGTATATCCAGCAAATGCATAGGTTAAATTTACTGTTAAATTGTCGATCAAAGATCTTATTCTATCAACGCCATTGACACCTTGGCCGTTTAGTCTATCTATAATCCAATTAAGGTAACTGGCCTTGGATACAATTTCAGTATCTACAGTTTCACTATTCAATACGTAGTCAGAAACCTGTAAACGTCGGTTCAAACCATTAAATGTGAATTCATTAATAGCGGCATCATACAAGTATTTGTCGTTATCAATAAACAGTCCAAAGTATTTTGCGGGTTTAGCAACGGACATAGCCGCTTGGCTAGCAAATGCAAATTCACTACTGCGACGCCATGCAGCTTCTACTGGGCCAATGTCACCAAATGCCCAACTTATTTTTGTTTTTCTGCTGTCAAATGCTTTAACAAAAATTTCAACTGGCGGTCTTAATTCACCATATTCATCCGTGGGTATAATATCTAGCAGATCTGGTCTTGCAAATCTTGCATCTATGCCAGCACGATCGCCAGTAAATATTCTGCCATCGCGCAAATCTTCCCACAAAACTAAGTTACCACTTGTATAGGGTGCGGCGCCATAACGCTGTTGCCACCAGCTGGGTTTTTGATCAAAACCCAACATTTCCCAAGGATGCGTATGTGGACGCATGGTATCATAGAAATGATCAAATATTGCGCGCCAACCACCCTGTAATAGTTCTCCAAACACACGATCACTTAGCTTCTTATAATTCCATGTAAAACTGTTGTTACTTAAGAATGTGTCGTTGGTAGTGTAATCTAGCCCATATTTGCTGGCCCAGGCATTGAAAAATTGCGACAGTATATTGTTGTATTGATCTCTGCTGTAATCAGTTGTTCTGAAAGCACCAGATTTTACGTCAAATACTGATAACTTGTTTAAATTCCACTGTACTTTTAAATTGTTATAGATACGTTTTTCAAATTCTAACAAAATGTCATCGCGGAAATCACCAAATGCAGGTATAATACTACCATCATGACCTTCAATGCATAGAGTTTCCGTAACAAATGTGTCATCGGTGTATAATCTTGGGCTCTTGCTGGGCCATAGTCCTAGTTTAGTTGGAGTTTCTGGTATATATGAGCCGTTAGTTGTATTATATTCGACAATTTTGAGGACATCATACGTTGCAATAGTACCGGCCGTCAATGCTATCGCAGGTCTAATTGTTAAAAACGTATAGTCAATTCCATGTACTAATTGATTGTCATTAACATAAACACAAACTCCACGCCGACTGGGCTGTGTTAAGTCAAATTTAGTATATAGGTCATATTCTAACTGCGCATCATTTTCAATTGTGATCGTCGTTACATTCTCAACGCTGTCCTCACCATAAGCCAGCATATCACTATAATACCATGCAAAGTCCTTGGTTTTAACCGCGTTTATTGTGCCCAATATTTCATCCAACATTTGTGGCACAGTTAAAGATTTTGTCAGGTCCAATTTTAATGCTTGGTCCAGTACCTTATTCTTAAAGCGGGTATATTCTCTAGCAGCATTGTTTATGGCGTCAATTAGGTTAGCGTCCGGATGCGTCATGAATAGCGCAGCCGGTACAACACTTGCACTGTGTTGCAGTAAGGTACCACCTATGTCTTTAATTTTAGGCAAGTCACGTAAATTACTGCTGCCAAGATACGAACCTGTTACTTGTTTACTGTTTTGATAGATTTGTCCAATATGTCTACGTAGTTGTCCCAGTGTAAATGTTGATGCCACTGCATTTAACGCATTTACTTCTAAGTTTTTAGGAATTTCGTAATAGGCATTTGGTATTGTTTGTGTACTTGCGTAAACAAAAATATCTACTTTGTCGTTCAAACTAAGAGCACTGGTTAGAATTATATAAGCTCTGTCATGAATAGTTTCAAATACATAATTATCTGAGTTAACAAACTTGTTGTTGACAAAAAGTTTAAAGTTGTTTACATAATTACTGGGATCGCCAAAACTATACACTAAAAATTCTGTTTGTCCTTGTTCAGCTAGATATTCCAAATGCTGGAACTGTTTACTGTCCTCAAAGACCGGTGTCCAAACTGTTTTTTGCGTGTAGTTGGTCAAAGAATTGTTTACATGTAGTTTGCCATCAAATAGTTGTATGGTTTTTACTGTATTATCTAAGGTATACGCAAAACTTTCTGCGTCAAGATTGTTATCAAAAACTATGTCACCAATATTTGCAATAGACTTATAAGTTAGTGCCAATCCTAAATTAATGTCGTTTTTGCCATTACCAGGCCTATAGCTGAATATCTTATTGCCGGCAAATGTGGTTGAAGGATATTTACTAGTATCACTGTAGCTTATTCCGCTGTCGTCAAATACATCAAACAATGGCGACTGATTGACTCCTAACTTTTGTTGTGCCGTGTGCCAGGCCGTGCCATCGAACCAAACCATTTTTCCTTGATAGTTTGTGCCTTGACGTACTAATAGCCCTTCTTTTGCTAATACTTGAGCATGTTCAACTAGGGTTAAATGTGTAATAGAGCTGCCATCACCACTGGGATCAACAATGTTTACCTTATACACTTTGTTTCTTACATTTTCATCAGTCTCGGCCGCAAAAACTACGAACATACCATTGGTCAATGTTATGCCATCTATGGCGTATCCACTGCTGCCCTCAACATGACTAAATGCATCCGTAGTTACCGTATCAAATGCATTTATCGCTTGTTTGAATACACTGCCACTATTGTAAAGTTGAACATCATAGTTAAATTCTATAATGGGTCGTTTTGCATTAGCATTTTTATCAATAGTTGGCGTGTAATTATTATATTCGGCTACTGCATTAATAACATCAATGTGGAACCAACGGTTGGTTCTGCTCCATGAGTTTCTATCACGGCTAGCTCTATTAATGGTAAAGTAATCTGGTTGTGTGGGTCCTAAACTAACATTAGGATCCCAGGGCTGGCTATCCCATTTATTACTATCCCAGGGCACCGCAGCACTGGGAATCCAAGTTTCCGGCACAATTAATTCAGAGACTGGAACCAAACGTATTGCATCTCCCACGCCCTCCACATAATATTCTTTTAGTTGATAACTGGGTGGAGTTGCTGTAGTGTCAAATTGCACACGTAATCCGTTTGTGAACACAACATTATTTGGGCTAGTGTAATTCTTTTGCCCAACGATGTCAGTATCTACATTGATAGGCGTATCAATTTGCGTATCAATTAGTTTGATAAGACCCAACATGTTTGTGTTGGTGCTGTCCTGATAGTACAGTGTATCTATATTTGCTGTAACTGGTGGCAATAGTTCAAGTTGTAGATGCACCGGTTCTTTATAGAAATATCTATAACCATAATCATTTCCGCCCAAAACTTTAAATTTATAGTTTGCACCAACTAGAATATATTCCTCTACACGCAATGTTGGCGCCGAGCCTGTTGTATCTACTCTAACAATGAAAGTGTTTGCTCTTTTTGCCGTTGGTATAATTGAATCGGTATAAGGATCATACCAATCAGCATCATTGCTACTGGGGTTAACAAATACGATTACTTTGTTATTGAGATCTTTTACTCCATCTATACCGCCATAGGTATTAATGAAACTGTCAAAATTTGCGCCCTGGATTTGTGCATAATTTAGTGTAGTTGCATAGTTAACACTGTCCTGCTCTGGCAAATCCAGTATCCAGTCCTGTGCACTACGTTGCGGCACTACAAATGTCACGGTGCCATTATCTGCGCCATTGTTAGTAACTCCGTATACTTCTCTTGCGCTAATATTAGTTTGGAATGGGTATTCGCCCGCAGTTCCAGGTGCAGCTTGAATATAAAACTGCGATGTTTGGTTAACTGTAAAAGTGTATGTACCGCCTCGTGCCAATACCAACAATGGATTTAGCTGGACATAGTCGGTGATTTTATAAGCATCATCCACAGAATCTCTAGTTATGGTATACTGTGCTGCTGTGGCGATGTCACCTGTGCTTACTACAACAGGATCCAAACCATTTGGTAACCAATAATATTGATTGTAGTTTACTAACTTATCAAAATCAAATAAACCATCATAACTGTAGTATTTGTTTGCGAATAATTTATTATGATCAATATTATCACCGCCAGCAAAATTGACAGCATTGACCATGTCATTGTAGTTGGCTATGAATGCATCCTTGTTGGGTTCTTTAACCACAACACTGGGCTCTAATTGATATTGCTGTCTATTAAGCGCAGGCTCTATTACATAATTGTCTGTAGGAATAAATGCCGGACTAGTTTTTTTACCTACATACCCATTCAAACGTGCAAAATTAGGTTCAGTCGTTAACTGATCCAACGTTGCGTTTAAAAACTTCTTGTTGTGGTCTGTTTGAAAGACTTTTGGTAGCAAATTTAATGTTCTAATTGGCATCTCTAAACCTGATTAAGTTGCGCTGCTGTAATTGCAGAAATAATTTCAATATCAGCAGCAGTTGCTGAATTTACAAAGATCTCATCTATGTTAGCATTTACTTGGAATAAGTCACCAAACTGTTGATTCACATCTTGTGGCACTAATATCACACTACTGATATATGTCGCTAAACTAGTGTGCAGATAGGCGCTGAGTTCAGTAAAATAAAAAGTCTCACCGAAATCCCAGTTGTCTATGCTAAAATACGTATTCAACGCAGTCAACACACGGCTTTTAATTTCAGTGTCACTGATATTAGTAATAGGGTTTTTAACTATTTTAAATTTGGCCTGTAATGCTGTTTCTGCTTTAGTACCAAACAAAGGTCTAAACTTCGCAGTATTGTAAATGATGGTGTCACTAATCATTTTATAGCTTTCTAATTCCTGAAAGTTCAGTCGCAAATCTTCACTACTGGGTTCTTCTGGTTCCATTACCGAACCAGTTACATCGGCTAACCACGCATAATAATCATCGCTATAAGTTTTCGTCAACAAATAAAGATCAATTATATTGTTTGGGGCAGGGTCAATACGTCTGTTGTTTGGACTATTGTGTCTATATTGAAAATAAATGTTTTGTCTGCCAGTTCTGTAAGCATAATTGGTAACTTGCGACACGGTGCGAACTGAACCGTTTACGCTTAGAGTATAAAATTTGTCATCAGTACTAGCATAAAACAGTGTGCCATCTACATATTTGGTTTTGTTAGCCTGTATAGCTGCTAATGTTGCATAGGTTAATACTATGTCAGTAGAAGCTATGGGTGCATAATCGCCCGAAGCTAAAATTTCGTAGTAGACTTTTTTACTGTCAGGATTTGTTGTTGGATCAACAATGGTTTGAAAGAAATCTGGATTATTTGGGAGACCATCATTATCAGGATCGGCAAATGTAACTTTGACTATTTCATTATTAACATAACCATCTTGACCAATTACATTATCATTGATTTCTACAGTGACCGGGGTAACCAGCGGTAAACTAGAATCTGGTTTGTTATTTACTTTTAGTATTTTGATATTGTCTTTAACCACTGTACCCACTTTGGCATCATAGCTGCGTTGGGTTTTATCAAAATAGAACCTAGTTTCTAATTCGCTTTCAAAGTAATAGTCCATACCACGATATTTGACCGTATAAACATGACTAGTACCACTGGTTGTAAAAGTTAAAATCCAACTATTATCAAGATGGCTGTTAGTTGTGTCCATTCGGTAAGTTTCGCTGAACGTTTCGGCGGTGTTCAGATTAGCTGCTGTAATTACATACCAAATATGATCGGTAGTATCATAACCCAGGCCAAAGTTTTTATTTTGTTCAACATTGTCCACAATACTTTGACGTACGGCACTAGTCAGAGAATCCGCAAAATCAGATATGACTTCCACGGCTTCTGCATCTGAAGGCACAATGTCGCTCAATGCCACAGGACCTACGCCATAAGTGTTCAATTCCTCAGTGGTATATGTTCCGTCCTTGTCAACAGTGCGAACTGCACTATACAAGTATTGAGATTCATTTTCTGCACTGGGAGTACCATTTTGAATAACATGATTGGCGTCAAAGTACTTGCCAGATCCTGCATAAAATTTAATAATAGCGCCTGGTATTAGTTGCGCTCTGCTGCCAGTTACAGTATTACCTATTTGCCATGGTATACCTCCTGATTGGAAATATCCAGTAGAACTGTTATTGCCCAAGGTAACTGCGGTCCAAAAAGTATTTGTAAGTGCGTATCTGTTAAAATAGTAGTAATAGAAATTCTTCATGCTTTGACTTTCTATTACTGGCAATATCTTAGTTTCTATGGCCTGTTGAACGTCACTAACAGTAGTCCATTCAAAGGTAAAAGTCTTGAAGGTGTCAGCTTTGGACAAAATACCATCCTGACAAAATATGTTTGTGCTGCTGTACTTGCCGGTAGTATCTAATACATCTAAGAATCTACTAATTCCGCTACTGGTTCTGTTTACAGCTTTGACTTTTACTAAATTACTAAACTTGGTAAATGGCAGAATGTTATAGTCTTCACCATTCACCATACGATTTTGTGTGTAGTACTGCTGCGGAGCATTAGTTTTAATACTGGCCAATGTTTCACGAGCACGAGCATTACTTACCGTGTATTTTAAGCTTACGGTTAAGGTTAACGTTTCAGACCTGTTGCTCTTACTGGTATAGGGAATATTGATTTGAATGTTGTTTACTTCGGCAGGAGTAATTCTGTAGTCTAAATTATTACTAGTTCTGTAATAGAATGTGAAGTTTCCCTGCGGTATATTTGCAAAAGTGCCATCACCAAAAATTAAATCAACTTGATCATTGGCGCGGGTGCCTACTTCAAAAATGTCTCTATTTGTAGCATTAACTTGATTGTAAGCTATGTTTGTGCCGTTTACACTGGGCACTGGTAACCACTCTGTAATGGGATTACCACTGTTACTTAATTGGTATAACCAGTAATCTGTATTGTTTATATTGTCTGAGCTTACAGACAAAACTCTGTTTGACAAGCTTTCTGCTAAGTTGAAAGTATCGCTTTGTAGTGTTCCCTGTTTGAACATAACAAAGAATCCAGTGTTATTACTTGCGTTGCCTAAGTTATCATTACGAGCAATTAAGTTAAACACTGAACTATAGGCCGGGCTGCTTTCGTATATGTAGTTTTGTCCTATGCTTGTGCCGCTTACTGCCTCAAAACTCATACTCACGCCCTGCACTGTGCTTTTAAACTTGTAAATGTTGCTGCCGCCAGCTGCTAGGTTGATGCCATACTCATCGGTTTTTATACCAGTTAGATATTGACTATTGCCGGGATTACCTATTCTTTGGCCGGAAATTAGTGCGGAATTTATTATAGTTACGAATTGCTCGTACCAGTTTGCATTAGTGTTGTCGTTCCAGTATATATTTGCATTAGTTAGATCTACGCCATCACTATCTGTAAGTGCTTCTGTAGTACTTACTGTGTCAATTTTAAGTAGACCCACAGCATTGATGTTGCGTTGTGGCACATAACTTACTAGTTTAGCCAATCTCAATATGCTGTCACGACGTTCTGCTGTGTCTATGAAATTTTCACGAGCGTTTAGATCTGCGCGGAATGCAATACTTTGACCCAGAAATGCTATTAGGTCTATAAGCGCAATATATTCGCTGCTTTCTATAAAATCGTTAAAATCTTCGGGATAGTATAGGCGCAGATAGTCAATCATGCTTTTACGCAAAGTTTCGTAGTCGTAGGCCTGGAAATCAGCATTTCTGAAACTTTGATATACTTTGGTCCAGTCCTCAGCTACTAGTAAGTTGGTTTGTCGTGTTGTTAGCGCCATAATTATTGTCTATTCTGATATTTATTAGTGTTGTTAACCGGTAGTTTAATAGCTTAATACCGCGCTTTGATTCTGATCAAAGCGTAAAACCATGTTGGAGGTTTGATTTGTACCCACCAAACTAAGTTCTAACTCAATTTGTATACCCTGTTCATAGCTAGTAATAGTAATTTTGTCAGCATTAACTCTCGGATCATAGTCAATCACTGCTTTTACTTCGTCAATTACTTGTTGGCGTGTTGTTTCCGTCATGGGTTCAAACAAATAGGTCCAAATACTACATCCAAACCCTGGACGCATAAGTTTTTCGCCACGACGCACATTAAAATGATTCAATAAATCACGTTTGATTAGCTCAAAGTCAGTTAGTCTAAATCTGCGACTGTTGCTCTGTGTGTCAAATCCTTTGTATGTTGCCATTATACTAAGCTTCCATTCTTGGTTAGGCTGTTAATAGAGTATTTACCTATTGCAAAATACGTGTTTCCGGTATTACCCGCAGCGTCAGTTGTGCCACCACTGTAACGAGTAGCAAATGCTCCGGCTGCGCCAAATTTATGTGCCACTGCTAACGATCCCGCCGCAATTTCACTGCTATCGGTTGCACGTATAGCGCCATTACTCACAAGTGCCGTATAATTTGTTTCCGTCACTGACTGCATCACACTTTCCTGGACACCTGGTGCATTTAAAAACGCTGCTTTACTGGTTATGCCTGTTGCTGCTGCTTCAACGCCGGTCCATGCTGCTGGATTATCCATTACTGCATTACTGCCGCCATACTTTTGAAACAGGTCCTTACTGATAAAGTTTTGATCTACCAAAGTAGATGCACTCATTTGGTATTTGCCTATATTTCCCATGCCGCCTATTAGGTTATAGTTGCCGCCGCTTTCTGCTTGTCCAATAGTTGTCATAAATGCTTTGGTTTCGTCTTTGGTCAGCGTTCCCACTGCTCTACTGGGATCTGGCTGTTTATCAATAGCATTAGGCAAATTTGCTAGTGTGTTAGGTACGGGTGCAGTAATATTTGGCGCTGCATCCGTCTTGTCACTGACGTTAGGTGTAGCTACCGGCACACCAGTTCCACTTAAAATTGCATTACCATGGCTGTCAGTTAAAACACTGACTGGGGGCGCAGGCACACGCCCAGCTTGTGGTGGTAAATTAGCTATAGCGTCATCAGCCATGTTTATAGCAGCGGCATTACGCACTTGATCTGCCTTAGCCGCATGACCTACGTCAGGTTCGTGTGTAGGAACTCTAGTTGATATACTGTTTATACGTTTGGCTACACTCTTGTAGCTGTCTAAATTACGTAAAGCATTAGGAAAGCCACTGCGTTTGATGTCATTAAGTGGCGTCACTGTTTTTGCACCGCCAGAGTTTAGCTTAATAGTAGGTCCACCATTAAGGAATAATGTACCATCTGACTTGATGCTAAAATTGCCGGTAGCGTCAAAGTTGCTGGCCGCACCACTTTTAAGGTTTAAAACTTTACAGGCATGGATAGTGGTATCTTCTACCGAGTTCAAATTAATATAATTACTTTGCAAGTCCATGCCACTTTCAGCCACAACTTTGAGCTTGTTGCCTGCATACATATTGATGTCACCGTCAGCATGAAGGTTAATATTAGTGGCTGCACGTAAGCTAAAATTACCGTTGCTGAATATTTCTATATCACCAACAGAATTTATTTCAACCCACGCTGTGCCTTTGCTGTTGCTGATGTACATAAAATCACCAGTGTCGTGCATTAAAATTTGATGCCCGCCCGCTGTACGTAATCTTGTAAAGTTATTGTCACCTACACTGTCACCATCATCCATTACGAAAGTATGACCACCGCGTCTTACTTTATAACCTTCTGTTTTGCCATCGTCAATTAATCTACCTGGTGTGCTAATACCAAATACTTGGCTAGGACTTTCGCGTTGACTTGACGTCAAAATTGCACCACGCAAATAATCAAAGTCTAGACCCTGTTCCTGTAGAATCCGTTCCTGTGTTTGATGCATGGGTTTAGGGTTTTTAAACCACGCTGGATTGCCGTCTAATGTGGGATTATTGTCATTGTATTCTACCACTGGCACACGATCAGGACGCTGATCCTGTGGTATAGTTGTACTGGGACCTGTTTTAAAGTCGCTGTTTATACTTGCGCCCAGACCCGGCACCATGTAATGACTGTGACCTTCAAAAATACAGCTGATCCAAAATGCTTTGTCTGACTGACCATCCGCAAACACTACCAGCACTTTTACGCCAATGTCTGGCGGTATAAACCACATACCGTAGGCATGTTTTGTATTTGTAAAATTGTCAGTACCATCATTATTAGGTGGTCTAGTAAAGCCTGCAAATGGACTAGCATATGAACAGCATACCCATTTAGTTTGATCTTCTTCGTCTGGGCTTAATAGTGGCAACCACACCCATAATCTTCCCATACGCTGTTGATCTGCATTTTGTTTTACAATGCCAACATAGGGACCTGGACTTAAATTTTGACTGGCCGCGGCTGCTGATTGACTGTAACTAGCTGGTCTACTAAATTTTGCATTATCTCTCATTGTTTACCAATCACCTTCCTGGATTGGGCTCTCATTACCCACTCGTGATTTCTTCAAATTTTCTAATTCCTGTATGTTCAGTGTTTGCGCCTTGGCAATCACAGCATTTCTATCTGCTTGTTGTGCAGCTTCATAAACTTTGTTAACGCCAACTACATTGCCCTTGTCATCATAGACTGCGGTAGTTGTAGTTGAGCCGCCGCCCGTAACCGTTTCCGTAACTGTGGATGTTACCGTAGTTACTGTTCCGTCTCCAGATATTGTAGTTGTTGCAGTACCGCTAGCTGTGCTAACTTGTGATACACTGGGCAGTGGTGGTACTTGTGGTAACGGATTAGGTGTTGGAAGCAGATCTGGGCTAGGTAGTTGGGCATCACTTGCTGCCTCTGTATTACTATTAGTTTGACTAATTGAGCTTACCGGTGCAGGTGGACCCATAAGTTCACCTGTAGTCCCGTCCCTGTTAGGATCAGGAGCACCTTGATTATCTTTTTCTAAGGTTTGTGGATCGTTGTAGACCCGTACCGTTTGTAACTTTTGTTTGAATTGTCCACCTTGAAACGTGTGATCAATTGTCAGAATTTTGTATATACCAGTAAAGAAGCTACTATCTTTACTACTTTTCCGTAGATCCCCATCTTCAAATTTGTATAGTCCTGTTGTGGTATCAATATCTAAGGGTAGTCTAAATTCCACTTTAACGAATAGATCGCCATCATTAATTACCAAACTACCATTGTCAAATACTCGCACATCTGTTTTGTCTAGATAATCATCTTTTCTGTCGGGATTTAACGTAAATTCTTCTGTCTGTATATAACAGGGGTCACCAACAATATCAAAATCTAAAGTCAACATATCAGCCTGCGACTTACCATACAAATTTCCAAATAGATCGTTTGCTCTGATAGCTTCAACACTTTCCTGTGTAAGCTTATTGTTACCCATAATATTAGGAACGAACTGCAAAGACGCCGGTAAAGTTTTTGAATGTTTAGCGATAATGGTTGCATTTGGTGCAGAGTCTCCGCCCACTTTGGGGGGATCTGTTTTGGCTTGATCTATTGTTGCCTGTTGGAACCGCTGTGACCTAGCCGACATCGCAGTATAAAATAGGGCATCAAAACTAACCTTTAAGTCTAAAATATCAGTATTTTTTCCAGTGAAATAATAATTGTATTGTTTAACACAATCTATATCCCTAGGGCGTGTTCCTTTTTTAATATCCGGAAAACGCAATCCTTTGACCTTGTAGGTTTTGATAAAGAACGTAATTATTTTAGTGTAGTCATTACGCACAGGATCAAACTTACCCAGCTCCACTTTTGGAATAATTTTAAAGTGGTTGTAGGGTTCAAACTCTCTTTCAACTTTTGCTTTCTTTTCAGCATCATCGCCGGCTCCTGCTTCGTCAAGTTTTAATTGCAACTGATCTTGTATATAAGACGATGCTTTCATTATAGTGTTAATAACTTCTATTACACTAGTGCCTTGCTGAAACGAAATAAATTGATCAGAGTCTACAGAGGTGTCTATACTAGATGCGGCAGTATTAAATGAATCGGGGGTTGGTGTTTGGGTTTGCGGTTCCGAGTTCGTATTGGTGACACCCGAAGAAAATAATGATCCTTCGTGTTCTCTTCTACGAACCAGTGCTGGCAATATTTTTCCATTAGCAGTTCTTATACCTTTTTGTGCAATAATTTGTCCAGCACTTGTGAAGTCTCCCTTGTTAATGGCATCAACGATTCCATTATTTACCAAGCTTTCGGTACTACCAGTGTTGTAGGCATAACTAATTAATGCTGCTTTTTGGTTATCATTCAGCTTGGCCCACGCAGCACTTCCCAAAGGCCCCGCGGCTCTTGATGAATATCTAGGAAGATCCAACTCTAGCAAAGCACCCGCTTGATTCTTTGTTAATACAGTGTCTATGCCTCTATTACCAACAATTTTAATCTGCTCAGCACCTGCTTGAATAAATCCCTGATCATATTCATTTTTTTGAATTTGATGACCATAGCCTATGGATACTAGGACATTTTGGCCGGCAGGATCCCAATACGCTTTGCCGCCTTTAGGTAATCCTTCTTCCTTCTGTAGCATTTCTCTAGCCACTGCTACGTAAGAGCCCCCTGCGGGCGGCGTATTAGATCCTCCCGCAGAAGCTGCACGTCTAGGTGCGCGTATCACTCCCGTGGCTGCTCCGCCGGCATTGGATTGAAAACCTACAATTTGTCCTGTAGCAGGTGCAGGTGGATATGTTGGGGTGGCCGTTTCGGCCGTAGCTTTAACCGGCGCATCTGCTTTGGGTGATTTTCTGCTGTGATCAGTTAGAAGTTTAGTATTAATTGTACTTTGGCCTATCTCTGGATCAAAGCTAAATTTATATAATATTGGTGCACCGTTGCCGTCTAACAGGTTATATTCTTTCGCAATGAATTTTTGGTATGTGTTTAAGGCAACACCCAGACCGCCCGCATTTACTTCTGTAGCATAAATGGCTGAATTACTTGATTGTTCCTTCCACTTTTCTTCCGCGTTCTTTTCCAAGGTAGCATCATCTATTGCTGGCACCGGGCGCGGGTAGTTACTCTTTTTAAGTTCTTCAATCACAATAGTGCCTGTGGGCTTGTCAATTTCAGCCGATAGTTTAGGATTTTTCTTTTTCCATTCCTCTAATTTTTTCTGTTGTGTTTCTTGAGCTGTTTTATAATCATCTTTATATCTTTTCTTAAACTGCTCGCGTACATTATCTTGAATTCCACCTTTCTCTGTACTTGTTATTTGTTTTAGTAATTTCTCTGTTTCAATGTCTTCTTGGTCCGAAGTAAAAAAGGATTCAACTGTGCCCTTTGATTTTATATTTGTTAGCGACGGTAAATTTAGATTCAATTCATTAAATGCAGAATGATTATAAGGTACTGCTGAAAATTTATACAATGTGCCCTTTGCATCGAAGCTCATGTCCATAGACAATAATCTAATAGCTATGTTTTTTGTTGCTTTTTCTATCAACTTTGGTTCATGTGAGTCTTGATTGTATCCAAAAAAGTCAATTTGCAACATGTATGGCACTGCTATATAATTTTCTATAGGCTTTTTTTCACCACTTATGTCCACATAATCGTCACAAGTTTTAATTAATCGATCTAGTAAACTTATACCATAAGGTTCAATTATTGTAAAATCTAATGTAATTGCATTACTACCTTTGGTTCTGGAATTAAAACCCATAACCGTAGAAAAATGCAGATTGTCAAAATAGAAATCTTCAGTCCAGTAAGGATTTCTTGCAAAGGTTTGATCATTATGCCTGCCTGCAGATGCAATTAAAACTCTGTTTCTATCTACAACATATTTGCCAGTCTTTTGCATTTCATCATACGCATCTATGGGTAAAATATGCAAGCTAATATTGTATGTGTAGGTAGAGTAGCCGTGTAACAAGTTTGGTATAGGATTAATAGTTACCGTATCTGATTTTTCTTTGGTGCCTGCAGAACTAGCTGTTATATTGTCACTGACAGGTTCGGATAACTGTTTTACTTCGTCATTGGATTTATCAGTGTCAGCTTGATTGGCCTGTTCCTCTTCCGGCGTTATCTCATTGCCATTAGCATCAAAAGTGGTTATCCGTGCTGGAACTTCATCTTGGGGTTGCTTATTAGCTGAGTTTAAATTGTTTTTTTCTTCTTCGTTTAGTGACCCAGACGCAGCAGGCTGCGGAGCGTCTGCTACACTTTGTTTAGGTGTCTCTGTGGCAGTCTCTGCTGGTGGAGGTGTGTAGTTAGCTTTGGCTTGATTAAAATCTTGCTGGGCCGCTGCCACAGATGCTTGTGATTCCTGTACCGTGGCTTTGCGTGTGTCGACATTTTGTTGAAGCTTGAGCTGTAATTCCGGTGTTAACGGCTGGTTGGTTAATGGATCAACACCTTGAGAAATTGCTGTGTTTAATCTCTTTTCTGCTTGTTGGAGGAATTTTTGATCTCCATTTAATATACTCTGTTGTTCATTAAGCGCCGCTTGAGCAGTATTGTACTTGGCACTTTGCTCCGCTTTGGTTCTATCCACGGTCATATTACAATCCCAGTGCTGTAGTTAAAGTTTCTTTCTTGGGCACATAAATTTTACGTCCAGGTACAAAATCAAACACAGGATTTTTTATATTGTTGGGATTTCTTACTGCAAATACCCACCACAAACGTGAATCCTGATACAGGTCAAATGCCAACAAATCTGGTCTATTCCTATATGATTCAGTTAAAGTGATAATTTGATCATCAGGCTGTGCTGGAAAGGATCTGTAATTTAATACGTCTAAGTATCCACCATATGTACCAGTAGAATAATAGGGACTTGCTTTTGAATATGTGGCCATTAGATGAATCCCCCTTTAATCAATTCGCCGCTTGCAAACTTTTCGTAACTCCAAGTGCTCATTTGTTTTCTACTGTATACCGGTGCGACGGTCCAAGAAAAGCTTTCTACTATTGTAGGTACTCTGGCTATGGGCTTGCCGTCTCGTAATACTGGCATATAATCTACATCGGGCGATAAAGAGTACTGAACGTTCTTTACTATAACTGGCACACGATTCCATTGATATTCACCATGTCCATATAGATGCATAATAGGTGGCGGATTTCCTACATTGCTGCTTTCACCAAAAAACATTTTTGTTATTAACTTGCTAAAGGTCATAACTGCCAGCAGATATTCTGCTTCGGCTTGATTTTGGGCAGTAAATGTTCCCTGTATTTGTATGTCCTGTACTTCGCTACTGTTATAGAATTGTGCCGCATAGTTGCTGTGTGTTAGCTTCTGAGCTTGCCAATCCGCAGCATAGGTAACTGTGATGTTAGGAGTATATGGAAAAATTACACCGCGGAAAACTTGACTGCCATCATCCTGTCCACCGCCCAGGGGTTTTAATAGATCCAGTTGATACAATTCTCCCGCTAGCCCATCTGGCAATAATAAACGAACACGCCAGTCTTTATCATAGGATAACCCCTGGTCTAAGATTGGTGTGGCGACATCTGCTATGTTTACGTTTTGTTTTTTATTTGGCGATTTGCCACCCGACAATATACCTATACCAGCCAGTCTACCCAAACTACCCAGTAGACCATTTTGATCGCCCATTAAATTACGTGCACCACTAGCGAAGTTTTTCAGCGTATTTGAAATTCCACTGGTACTAAACGCGCCAGGTTGATCCGTTGCTGGTTGTGTTGTTGGCAACGGATTGCCGTCGTCATCGTTTGTAATTGTAAAGTTTTCTGGCATAAATTGTAGTAAACCCTTGTTTTATATATTTATTTTTGCTAAAATGTGCTAGTATTAAGTACATATAAGGAGAACCTATTGAATGGCCCGCGTAAATTACCTCAACAACAGAGATTTATTAGCAGAAATACACAAAAGTAAGACATCATACTGTAGTTATAAGACGGAACGAGATGTTGATTATGACATGATACTTAAAAATGTTGACCAAATCGTACCCAAAAACATTAAAAAAGCCAAAAAAGCTAGAGCAGAACGACTTTGTAAACTAGCACACGAACAAGCAGTAAAAATCGACCCCACAGCGAAACTAGACAAAAACAAAATAAAACCCAAAGATATTACTGATACCGAACTGGTGTTTAGAATAATGACCTGGGAACATATACCTGTAGATAAAGTAAAAATGGCTGCTATGGATGCAGAAGAACCCGACGATCACACAGAATACGATGGCGACGTTGAACCCGTTACTCAATATATTAAAGTAAACTTCCCTCCCTTCCAACACTATAGAATAGATAAAAACGGTATTCCCAAATGTGTGGCAAAAAGTCACTGGACCGGTACGCTGAGTCGTGGACAATTTTGCAAAGATCATGGTAAAATGACCAATAAGCTAGCTCTGATGTTCATGAAGTTGTGTGAGCGTTACGGCACTCGTAGCAATTGGCGAGGATATACGTACAATGACGAAATGCGCAGCCAAGCATTATTGCAGTTAAGCCAAATAGGTTTACAGTTTGATGAAAGCAAAAGTAACAATCCATTCGCTTACTATACCGCAGTTATCACTAACTCATTTACTCGTGTATTAAATGTAGAAAAACGCAATCAAAACTTGCGTGACGATATTTTGGAGATGAATAACTTTGCACCAAGCTATACAAGGCAAATGAATTGGCACGGCGGGTCTGGCAATATAGATGACTGAAAAACTTGATCTTGTACTACTGAGATCTATATAATACGTAGGTATGAATTTATTTAAACGTGCTATTGTTTTTACAGATCTGCATCTTGGCTTAAAATCTAACAGTAAACTTCACAATGAAGATTGCCTAGCATTTATAAACTGGGCCTGCGAGCTGGGGCGCCAAAACGATTGTGATACTTGTTTATTCCTGGGCGATTACCACAATAATCGCGCCAGTATCAATATCATGACTCTTAATTATAGCTTACGCTGTTTAGAGTTAATGAGCCAAAGTTTTAATCGTGTGTTTTTTATTCCTGGCAACCACGATCTCTACTATAGAGACAAGCGCGACATTCAAAGTGTTGAGTGGGCTAGACATATTGACAATATCACTATCGTAAATGACTTCTTTAAGGAAGGCGACGTCAGTATTGTACCTTGGCTAGTGGGTGATGACCACAAACGACTGCAGAAGATTAATGCTCAGTATATGTTTGGTCACTTTGAGCTGCCACACTTTTACATGAATGCAATGGTACAGATGCCAGAGCATGGTGAAATACGCCGTGAACACCTTGGGCATATAGGGCACGTATTCAGCGGGCATTTCCATAAACGACAATCAGAACGCAACATTACGTATATTGGTAATTGCTTCCCACATAATTACGCCGATGCAGGCGATGCTGAACGTGGTGTCATGATACTGCCCTGGGGCGAAGATCCAGTATTTCATAGTTGGCCCGATCAACCCACTTATTTGGTGGCTAAACTCAGTGATATCGTAGCTGATCCCAGTGCGATACTCAAACCACGGCAGCATGTGCGTATCAATTTAGACGTTGATCTCAGCTATGAAGAAGCTAACTATCTCAAAGAAACATTTGTGGATCAGTTTCAACTGCGTGAGATTACATTAATCCCGCCTAAGAAAACAGAATTATCAGACATGACTGGCGCTGCCGAGATCACGTTTGAAAGTGTGGATCAAATTGTCACAAATCAAATTACTAGTATTGAAAGCGAACACTTTGATAAAAAGATACTGCTAGATATCTATAGGAACCTATAATGTTCAAAGTTAAGAATCTCACTGTAAAGAACTTCCTAAGTGTGGGTAATGTCACACAAGCTATTGACTTCAATCGCCAGGACCTAACACTGGTGCTGGGGGAAAACTTAGATCTAGGCGGTGATGATGCTGGTGCTCGCAATGGCACGGGTAAATGTGTTGGGATAAATACTTTAGTTAAAGTTCGTAACACCGAAACCGGTGAAGTTATGGAACTTACTATAGGAGAATTATATAATGCCGCGCTGGAACAAAGAACTCAAAGTTAATTGTCAAGAAGTAATGGAACAAACTATCAAAAATTTAAATCCTGATCTGTATCAAAAATTGTTAGTCGACTTGTTGAGTATCAAAATTGAAAACAACAAGAAAATTATTGAGCAATTCATTCGTCAAAAATTAAACCTAACAACCAATGCTGCGCCACGCACAAAATCTTATTGGTTATCACGAGGCTGGACCTATGAGGAGTCGCATATAAAGGCCAAAAAACATAAATCAGGGAATCCGTGTAGTGTTTATAGCAGAAATTTTTGGCTTAACAAGATCAATCCCATAACCGGAAAAAACTATACCGAGGACGAAGCTGATCAAGAAAGAAATAGTCGAAGGCCGATTAGGAAAGAGTATTGGATCAACAAAGGATTTTCTCTTGAAGAAGCTATTAAATTAGCTAAAGAAACGAAAAGGTCCAATAATAAATTAGGTGCCGAAAAAAAATCTAGATCAAACTTACATCGAGTTTCATCACCTCGATGTATTGAATACTATACTGCTAGGGGATATTCCGCAGAAGAGTCAGCACTCATGTTGTCAAACTCGCAAAAATATTTTTCAAAAGAAATATGCGTACAAAAATATGGAGAAAATGAGGGGATGAAGATTTGGCAAGATCGACAAAATAAATGGCAGGGCACCTTAAATTCCAAATCCGCAGAAGAAAAGTCTAGAATTAATCGTTTAAAGTTAACTAAAGGAATTACTGTTTCAAAAGCAGAAAAATTAATACTGAAAGCAATAAAAGAAACAATACCAGATGCCATACATCAATTTACTTTACATGAATCAGGTAAAAAACAATACATCTATGATATTATGGCCAATAATAAAATCATAGAATATAATGGTGATTTTTGGCACTCTAACCCTTCTATATATTCGCCAGATTTTATAAATCCAAGAACTAAAGTTAAATCTATTGATAAATGGGCATCAGATGCTGTAAAATTACAATGTGCTCGTGATCAAGGATATGAAGTTTTAATTATCTGGGAACATGATTTCAAGAAAAATCAAAAGGAAACAATTAAAAAATGCATTCAATTTCTGACATCGTAAATAGAAAATTTATCAACTCTGTAAATCTAAAAAATTTAGAGATTGAAACAGATTCTGGATGGAGTCCCATTACGTCCATACATAAAACAATTCCATATCATGTATGGACGGTCAAAACCGAATCAGGGAAAAATCTCAGGTGCGCGGACGATCATATTTTATTTAATGATGAATTCAACGAAATTTTTGTAAAAGACATTAGGCTTAATTCATTTATTCAAACCATTGATGGGTTAGAGAAAGTATCAGACATACAAGCTTCTGAACAAGAAGAAAATATGTTTGACATTGCCGTTAATTCTGATGAACACAGATACTATACCAATGGGATTCTGTCGCACAATACTACTATTGCCAATGCTCTTAGCTATGGGTTATTTGGCAATGCACTAACCAATATCAAAAAAGACAATCTTATTAATAAGACCAACGGCAAAAACATGCTGGTCACAGTGGATTTTGAGCATGGCGGCAACCACTATCGCATTGAGCGCGGTCGTAAACCCACACTGCTGAAGTTTTATGTAAATGACGTTGAGCGAGTAGATGCTGCAAATAACGAAGCTGACGAAAGTCAGGGCGACAGCCGCGAAACACAACAGGAAATAGAACGTATATTAAGTATCAGCCCTGATATGTTTAAGCATATCGTGGCGCTAAACACTTATACTGAGCCGTTCCTAAGTCTTAGAGCAGCTGACCAGCGCAGTATCATTGAGCAACTGCTGGGTATTACACTGCTAAGTGAAAAAGCTGATCATCTCAAAGAGCAAATCAAAGATACCAAAGATCTCATTACCCAGGAACAATACAAGATTAAGGCCACAGAAGAAGCCAATGCGAGAATCAAGGAACAAATTGAATCACTAGAGCGTAGACAGCGGCTGTGGCAGAATAAACACGAAGAAGACAAGGCCAAACTGTCTAGATCCATAGGCGATCTAGTAAACATAGACATTGAGCAAGAATTACAACTACATCGTGACCTTGATGCTTATAACGAACGCAAGAAGCAAATTGATGAATGCAAAAAGCTGATTAAACAGTCTGCAGATGATAAAGCTAAGTTAGAAAAAGCTCAGGAAAAGCTGCGCAAAGAGATCGCATCACTGGATAATCACGAATGCTATGCTTGTGGACAAACTATACATGATGGCAAGCAGGAAGAAATCCGCAGAGACAAACAAGAGTCACTGACGGAAGCAGAAACGCAGTGGAACCGGTCTGATGCAGAGGAAAAAGAGCATAACGCATCACTAAAACAGCTAGGAGCCCTGGGCGCCATGCCCAAAGTGTTTTATGATACGCTGGCGGATGCATTGGATCATAAAAACCGGTTGGATGGACTAGTTAGGGATCTTGAAAACAAAGAAAACGAAACTGATCCCTACGTCGAGCAAATCGACGAGATGCAGAACAAAGCCGTGATTGAGATTAACTATGAAACCATCAATCAATTGGAAATGTTACGTGAGCATCAGGAGTTTTTGCTTAAATTGCTGACCAACAAAGATAGCTTTGTACGTAAACGCATCATTGATCAAAACTTAGGCTATTTGAATACACGTCTAAGCCAGTATTTGGAACGTATTGGGTTGCCACATACTGTAACCTTTATGAATGACCTCACAGTTGAGATCACAGAACTGGGCCGTGAGCTGGACTTTGATAATTTATCGAGGGGCGAAAGAACACGACTGATACTGAGCCTTAGCTGGGCATTTCGTGATGTTTGGGAAAGTTTATATCAGCCCATTAATCTCATGTTTATTGACGAGCTAATTGACAGCGGTCTGGATAGTAGCGGCGTAGATAATGCACTAGGTATGCTTAAACGCATGAGTCGTGAGCTCAATAAAAGTGTTTGGTTAGTAAGTCACAAGGATGAATTAGCAGGTAGGGTAAACAATATACTACGAGTCATCAAAGAAAATGGCTTTACCACGTATGAAACCAGTACGGAAATAGCAAATATTTAGAAATATTACAGGTCAAATTGGTAGCACTAATTAAGATTACAAGGAGATAGCAATGACAACACATGAACAAATTCTAGCAGCCGTTGATGCATACAAAAAGGAACAGGACAGTTTTGAGATCAAGGGCGTTAAAGCCGCTGCTGGTCGTGCCCGTAAAGCACTAAGCGAGCTTGCAAAACTAACTAAAGTTCGTCGTGGTGAGATCCAGGACAAGAAAAACGCTATGTCAGCTAAGTAAGTATTTTGCCAAAAAGAGCTCCAGTGTATAAATAAATATACTGGAGGCTTTTATGGATTTAGGACATTGGCAATATCCAAAAAAATTTGACGTTAATGAATGGGTTGGGTTTATATATAGGATAATTGATACTGAAACTTCTCGAGAGTACATTGGGAAAAAATTATTTTTTAGTAAGAGAAGCAAACGTCTCAAAAGTAGGAAAAACAAAGTTTGGACCACCAAAGAATCTGATTGGAAAACATATACTAGTTCTTCCGAAACGATTAATAAATTGATTAAAGAGCATGGAAAATCTCGATTCGTTTTTATTATTGAATCACTTCATAAATCAAAAGCGGCATTGACCTATGCGGAGGTTGAAAAAATGATCGTGGAAGATGCATTAAGAACAAAATTGCCCAATGGCGAGCGGCGTTATTACAATGCTATTATTCCTCCAATTAAGTTTTTGCCGCCGCACGAAGAAAGTGACGAGGAGGCATCAAGACTGTGGACTTTGATTAAGGACAGATACCCAAATGAAAACTTTCTTTGGGAGCATGGTATGCTTGAGGAAGAGAAGGAAAATTACAGAGCAAAATTTAGGTTGGGAGAAAATAATTCAACAAAAAGAAATAAAACCGATGAAGAATATGAGGCCTGGTTGAATCAGAATTATAGAGGGGTTAACAATCCAATGTATGGTCGAAAAGGTATGTTGAGTCCAAGATATGGAACACATCCTTTTGAAAAACTAACCGAAGAAGAATTAATTGTAGCAAAATCAAAAATGGCACATAAAGGCAAAGATAATGGTATGTTTGGTCGGCACCCATTCGCAAATTTAACTGAGGAAGAATTGGCAGTGGTAAAAGAAAAAATGCGTCACGAAGGCAAAGATAATGGCATGTATGGCAAACCTTGTTATTACAAAATGACCGAAGAGCAAAAGGCACAGTGGAAACTAAATATAGGCAAAAGTAAAAAAGGCAAAATATTAACAGAAGAAACTAAACAAAAAATGCGTAAGCCCAAGGGCCCACAAATTCAGGTTACATGCCCGCATTGTGGCAAAATGGGCGGTACATCAAATATGGCACGATATCATTTAGACAATTGTAAGCTCAAATCTTAAGAATAATTTAGGCAATACATAGCAACCGCGTTTGGTCTAGGCTGCTAGACCCCTGTCGAGACTGCCAGTCAGCTGATGCCGTCGGATTTCAGGTGTTGCAAGGCAAGAACTACCTTAGGCTCCAAAGGATCTTGGGCTCTGTGAAACAGGCACAACCCATAACTTACATTACGCCGCTGATCCGTGTAATGTAGGTCCCGTTGATAACAAGCAATGCTAGAGTAGGGCGTACCGATCAACCGCGTCCGTGCAAATAAATTTGTAATCTCTTTAGATCAGTGACTGTAACGACTCGGATGAAGCGTTTCTTTCATAATATGTCTGTCAAGGCATATTATGACTGATTGATCTGGATGAATACCACAGTCAAAAGCATACAGTCTTAAAAGCAATTAAGGTATCAACAAAATGCATGAGCGTAAGCGAAATGCAGATGTGCGTTAGCACATCTTTAAAGAATACCTAAAATAAAATAATTGTGTGTATAACTATGGCTTCTAAAAGAAGGGTAACCCTGACTTTTTTGTAGTTTCTATATTGTCTTCTACAATTTTAGCTACGATTTCACGTTCGGCCTTGCTTAGGTCCATGGCTTCGGTGTAGGTAAGACCGCCTCGCATATACCAACAAAACTTTAACGCTTCTGTTTTTAAGGCCTTTGATTCTTTATCATAGCCATCAAGCATTGCTATGATAGCGTCGTTATCTAATGTCAAAAGCCTACGCCGAAAAAACTTGAATAATTAAACTCAATTGCCATTTCGTAATTTTCGCCACATTCATTGCATTTTACCGCGTATGGTTTTATATTAGCTTCTTTTGCCAAATCTTCAACTTTGTCCTGCAGTTTCTTAATTATAGTAGACTGGGCATTTTGATAAAATTCCTTTATGTGCTCTGTGTTATCGACTTTAGTCCCATCTTCTGCTACAATGTAAGCCGTGCTTTTTGTTAATATGTCTGTTGTTATATCTGCCAAACGTTTCATCCTCTGGGCCAACGCAGCTACCTTTTCTTCGGTCGCTAAATCAGACTCATTTATAGACATAACCATACGTTGTTCTTCAAAACCCAGTGTATTAGCTTCGTTTGCCTGTTGATAAGGCTGCGGTTTCAGCATGATTTTCAAATTATCAACATCTAATGGCTGTGTATAATCTGGGCATTTGACAGAATCAAGTGCTAATCTCAAATCAATGCTATAGGTATTAGACTTTTGGCAATGCGGGCAGTCAGAATCAAAATCCATGTCATGTCCATAACTAGCGATTCTTATAGCTATTAGTAGGGCATCAATGTCAACATTGGGTGCTACCCATGCATTTTTAACATTTGGGCAGCAACTTTGTATGGTCTCAACTAATCCAGCACCATTCATTAGGGCATCTGGGGTACGAAGCACAATCTCATCCTTGGTGGTCATAGGGTAAACTGGTAATTCTCCAGTTATTGGTAAATCTAAGCTGCCTTCTGGCCAAAATTTACCCAGGCTGGGCAATTTAATATAGATTGATGGCTGTCTAAAATGTTTTGCAAGCGGGTTTGAACTCATGGAATTATTCCTATAAATAATTGATATTATTATTATTTATGACTTGAAATTACCCTATGGATCAAACTGAACTAAACAAATTGCTTGAAGAGCTAGGAAAAGCCAAAAATTTTGGTATCGAATCGGAAGCATACCAAAAGTCTTTGAAGCGGTTGAACACTGCCACGCAGCAGATAATCAAAGATTTCGATGCTGCAAAAAAACTGTCTGCGGATTACAATAAAGCTGTTCAAAATGCCAAGGCTGGATTAATCAGCAGCGAAGAAAAAAATAGAACTTGGTCCAACCGGTTAAAGGAATCGGTTAAGGTAATAAACGATAATATAGATGCATTGGAAGAAGAACGCCAGTCTTTGTTAAAAACTGGTAATCTTAGAGATGCAACAGAAAAACTCAAACAAATTGAAGAGAAAAAATCTCTTGCTGCGGAGCAGGCCAAAAAAGCTGCGGTAGAAGAGTCAACAGCTGAACTTAAAAACTTTGGTAAAACCATTACTAATATAACTGTTGGAGCTGTTGGTGGGTTAGCTAGAAATTTAACTAGTAATGCAGGTGCAATAGAAACCGGTGGCGCTATAATGAACGCGGCAATAGATGGTGCCGCTGCTGCTGGTAGTTCTGCTGGTAAATCAATAGGTGCATTTGGTCAAGCAGCTATGCAGAGCGGCGGCAAATTGCGTACTGTTGGTATTGCCGCAACATTAGCTGGTGGCGCACTAGAAAGTCTTGCCGATAATGGTGCAAAAGCTGCTAAGTTTGCAGTTGAAATTTTAGGCAAACAACTTGGTCAATTACGAGACGGTTTCCAAGCAGGAAGTAAATCCGGTGCTGTTTTTGCTGATGGTATGACTGGTATGAAAAATGCGGCCGGTGAAGCAGGTTTAACGGTTCAGCAGTTTGGCAAAGTAGTTTCAGAAAATGCAAAAAGTTTGGGTGCAAGTGGCATGGGTATGACTGCCGCGGCAGAACGTATGGCCAGAATTAAAGGAGACATAGACAAATCTGGTGTAGGAGTTCGTTTGCAAAACTTAGGTTATAGTTTTGAAGAACAAGCTGGTTTAGTTTCTGAAGTAATGGGAAATTTAAATCGTTTTGGTAAAGGTCGCAGCTTAAGTGATAAAGAAATAATGCAGGAGACAGAGAAGTATGCAAAAGACTTACGTTTACTAAGTGCGGTAAGCGGCGAAGAAGCCAAATCAAAAATGCAACAAGCACGTGATGCCGCAAACAATTTGGCATTCCAAAATAAACTAGCAGAGATGCCGGCAAAGCAAGCAGAAGAAATTCAGAGAGCGATGGCAGCAATGAGTCCAATGCAACAAAAAGCTTTTATGGAAATGCAGCTTTTTGGAACGGCGATAAGCAAAGAAAGTGCCATAATGATGTCAACTAATCGTGGATTTTCACAAAGCGTAAGTGAATTCAGCGATAAAGCCAACAAGGGTATACTAACACAGGAAGAAACTCTTAAGATACAAGCAAACACTAAAGAATTAACGCTCAAAGATAGAAAAAATACAAAAGAAATAGGATTAGCTGGCTTTGCGGGTAAGGGAGGTTTGGAAGGCTTATCTGCTAGTATGAATCAAACTTTTGCAGAAGCCGCAAAGAATTTAGATCCTGAACAACTGGCAAAACAATTAGCAACATTAGGTAAAGCAGCAGAAACGCAGGATGATCTAACTAAAAAATTCTTAGCCTCAGAAAAGGCATATCAAGATTCCATGGTAGGCTTGCAGAAAATGGCGATAGAACACATGGATACATATGTTTCGGGACTTAAAGGAATTAATGAAGCAATATCCAAACAATTGAATGATTCAGGTTCCATTACAAATTCGCTAATGAGTGGCATTGGTGATGTAATAACTACAGTTGTTGGAGCCATGATTCCAGGACTGTTGTCTAAAATACCCAGTATCTTTAATAAATCTGGACAAGGTGGGCCAGAGAGTTTAGGTCCAAGTGGTGGCGGGTCTAGTCCAGCGGGTGATGGAGGATCTGGTGGGCTGCGTCAAAATAAAAAAGGTCAATGGATTACAGACAAAGGCAAATTCGCATCAAAAGCGCAGATTGCAGAACACATGGCACAGTCCGGGGGAGGTAAAGGTCTTGCAGGAAGAATTGGTGGATTTTTAGGAAACCTAGGAAGTAGAGCTGCTGGATTAGCAGGGGGACTTGGAACTACTCTGGGCACTAGCGTAGGTGCAGTAGGAGCAGGTACATTGGCTAGCAGTGCATTAGCTGCAGGTGCAGCAGGATATGGAGCCGGAACCTTATTAAATGAATATACCCCAATACAAGATTGGCTAGCTTCTGGAATTGACAAAATTACAGGGATAGAAAGTAAGGGAAAATCCTTAACCGAACCCACATTAGCGCCAGCAACAAGTCTAAGCTCGAAAGCAACTGGTTTAGCACTCGCTGCGGGAAGTGATACATCTTCCGGAGCCGTGCAAAAAACTTCCGAAACAACGGCCAAACTGGCACAGGATCAACTGGACAGTGTACGCAGCGGCGTAGATTTAAACGCCCAAATATTAGCAGAGATAAAAAATAGTAATAGTATTATGAAGCAAATGGCTGCTAATATGGCATAAATATTACTGGAAATATATTATGAAAACCAAAGACATTGTAAGATTGGACGAATTTTGGCCCTTTGGCAACAAACAAGATAAAGCTGCGGCTGCAGAACAGAAAAAAGGGCAAGATTGGTTGTATAAATTAATCAGCCAAACTTACAGTGCTTGGAATCAACGCCTAGGAACAAATAAATATACACCAGATGCTACTGGTTTTAACAAATTTAAAACAGAATTTCTAACCCCATTGAAAAACTGGCCACCAGATCCTGAATCTTTTGACAATCAGTCAATATACAAATATATTGAAGCTTATCACAAACAATTAGCAGCAGAGGAAGATACTGCGCCACAACCCTCACAACCCCCAAAAACCTCACAAACGGTACAAACAATCCAAAACGTTATTAAGGCAATACGATCTTTGTCTGTAGAAGAAGCTGGTGAATTGATAGATGAACTTAGAGCAGATGGATATAAAATATGAAAAACAACAAACGTTCGATCAAAGAAGGACCATTTGATTTTTTACGTGGACTAGCCGGAAAAGCAAAGAAACGACTGGCGCCAGCTACACAAACAAGCCCTGCAATAACTGATTTTGGAACGGTGGGCGCTAAACGAGCAATGGCTAGAACTGCACAACCTACCGCAGCGAAGGTACCAAACACTACTCCTGCGTCCGCCGCAACAACTACTCCTGAACCTATTCAAAGAGTAGTTACTGCACCAAACCCAGCACAGAAAACAAATGCTGAATGGGCGCAATCTGCAGGATTTGCAAGTGTAGCTGATTGGTACAATGATATCAATAAAAAAGCCATGTCACCTGACCCAAAAGTCGCAGCTCAAGCGCAGGTAGATTTGAGAAACTACAAGAAGAATGCCGAAGAAGATAGAGCAGAACTAGAGGCGCAAAAAGCCGCAGCACAGCAGGCAGCTCAACCATCAACGCAAGCAGCACAGACGGCTCAACCAATACAAGCAACTGCGGCACAGGCTCCTAAACTTTCAGTAAGCGATATCAAAGAAGCAATGCTCAAATTATCTCAAACGGAGTTTCAACAGGCTGTTCGAGCGTTACAATATGTGGTAAGCAAAAAGACCAAACCCACACAAACACAACCTGGGAAACAGCAGGAACCAATTAGCATCGGTGGTCAAAAATTAGATCCGAATAACCCAAAAGACGCCAAATTGATTGCGCAGATTTCGGCACAGCCTAATGCACCAACAGCACCAACAGCACCAACAGCAGCAACCACTGCTCCTACCATGGCATCTTACACCGAGCCAATGTCAACAAAAGGCACAGCTTCAATGGCGGCACCTGCGACGGCGGCACAAATAACTCCTACTAAGGTTAAGGCGACGGTAAATGCAACCCCAACAGCTCGTTCACCGAGCGAAATGTCCCAAGCTGATTACGTGAGACAATTCCAACAACGGCAAGCAGCCGGAGAATCTCGTGTTACTCGTACAGCGGAAAATGCATTGAGTATGTTTGAAAGCTTTGTAGCTAATCCAAAAGCAACAAAGCCCAAAGCCGACCTCAAACAACTAACCGAAAGTCGATTGGTTAAAAAGTCCAAGCCGCAGCCAAAAGTAGCCAAAAAGTCAGTAATCCTGGAATCAAAAACATCCAATGACATTATGGCACTTTGGAAAAAGATGGACCGTTAAGAGTTGTTTGGCTACCACGATGAGTCTATAAATAGCTAATATATTGAAGGATTCATCGTGAGCTGGAAAAAGCATTTTAAAGTCGTAGAGATTAACAACGTAAGCCCACTGTCTAATGCTGGGCAAAACGTTAACGATTTTGCGTATAGAAACTACCAATACCAATTACCAGAAGTTTATATTGGACACCCCAACCGACTAGATCGTTACAATCAATACGAACAAATGGATTGTGACAGCGAGGTCAATGCGGCACTGGACGTGTTGGCTGAATTCTGTACACAATCCAATAAAGAAACACATACACCATTTGATCTCAAGTTCAAAGAACGACCTACTGATCGTGAAATCAATATACTTAAAGAACAACTACAAACTTGGTGTAATCTAAACAAACTAAACAAGCGTATCTTCAAACTATTTAGAAATACTTTGAAGTATGGAGACCAAGTTTTTTTACGTGATCCGGAAACCTTTGAACTTTATTGGGTAGAAATGAGTAAAGTTACTAAAGTTATTGTGAATGAAAGCAAGGGCAAAGAACCAGAGCAATATATAGTGAAAGAAATAAACCCTAACTTTCAAAACTTAACAGTCACACAGGTTAGTACTAGCGATACATTTGTCAATCATCCACAGGTGGGTGGTCCCAGTGGGGCTTATGTGCAACCCAAGACGCCTTACAGTGGCGGCACACGGTTCAGTCATGCACAAAACGAATCCTGCATCAATGCAGAACATGTGGTACATTTTAGCTTAACTGAAGGCCTGGATGTAAACTGGCCATTTGGTAACAGTATATTGGAACAGATTTTCAAAGTATTCAAACAAAAAGAATTGCTGGAAGACAGCATCATCATTTACCGCGTACAACGTGCCCCTGAGCGTAGAGTATTTAAGATTGACGTGGGTAATATGCCCAGCCACATGGCCATGGCATTTGTTGAGCGGGTAAAAAATGAAGTTTGGCAGCGCCGCATACCTACACAAGCCGGTGGCGGCAGCAATATGATGGATGCAACATACAATCCATTATCTATAAATGAAGATTATTTCTTTCCAGTGGGCGAAGGTGGTCGTGGTAGTGATGTAACCACTCTTGCCGGTGGTCAAAATCTAGGTGAGATTGACGACCTGCGTTTCTTCACAAACAAATTATTCCGTGGCCTACGTATACCCAGTAGCTATTTGCCTACTGGCCCCGAAGATGGCACACAAGCATTTACCGATGGCAAAGTAGGAACCGCACTGATACAGGAATGGCGTTTCAATCAATATTGTAAACGACTGCAGAACATGTTGTCTGAAAAACTGGACAAAGAGTTTAAAATGTATTGCCGTTGGCGTGGTGTGAATATTGATGGTAGTATTTTTGAACTAGCATTCTGTGAGCCACAAAACTTTAGCACATACAAACAGGCCGAAGTAGATTCAGCCAAAGTACAAACATTTACCAGCTTGGAACAAGTGCCTTACTTGAGCAAACGTTTCTTGCTCAAGCGTTATTTGGGCTTGACTGAGGAAGAAATGGCGGAAAATGATGACTTGTGGCAGGAAGAAAAAGGTGATGCCTCAGAGTCCACACCGGGCGATGTTGGTTTACGTGGTGTGGGTGTGACACCGGGCGGTATTGAAACAGACATGTCCATGGCAGATAGTTTAACACCGCCAGATGAAGGCGGTATGTTGGGTGCAGAGCCTGCGCCTGGTGCAGCAGGTATAGCACCAGTACCGGGCGCAGCACCGGCAGCAGCTGGGCCACCGGGCATGGCGGGTGCACCTACAGCATAAATAATTGATCATGTTTATAGTTGAAATGTTCCCAGCCACTAGCCGCGATGCCGACGATGCAGATACAAGTCGCAAGGATACTGACTACAGGTTCAGTCCTGGCGAGGACAATACCAAGCTAAAAATATCAAACACTAGAAAAACTCGTCTAACTCTTGGTCATATTAACAAACTGAGGCTTATGAATGAATTGCGAGCAATTGAAAAGCAGCAGGATATTAAACGAGTACGTAAACAATATGCTGCACCTGCACAGCCAGGACCTGGATTATAGATAATTTTTGCAAGAAAAACCCCAAAAACCGCTTATATCAAGCGGTTTTTTTATGTATGTAGTAAATATCCATGTAGATATGCTAACCCTAAAAGGAGTCTTATATGAGCAAAAGAACATCTAACCAGTATGAGCAGCTGATTGAGTACATCCTAAACGATGAGACCGACAAAGCTCGTGCTGTATTTCATGATATAGTAGTTAATCGCAGCCGTCAAATTTACGAAAGTGTACTTGACGAAACCGATTTAGAAGAAGTAGCAATGGATCCTGCTATGGCCGATGAAGGTATGAGCGATATGCAGGGCGAAGTTGAAGAAGATTTAGTCAGCGAAGAAGATGACGAAATGGCCATGGATATGCCCAGTGACGATCAAGCACAGGACATGGCTGGCGAGTTTGGTGACGAGCCAGCAGGCGATGGCATGGGCGATGAAATGGGTGCCGATGACATGGGTGGCGAAGAAGAACTTGAAGATCGCGTTATGGATCTAGAAGATGCGCTGGAAGAATTAAAGCGTGAATTTGACGATCTTATGGCCGATGAAAAGAACGAGCCAGAGCACAACGATGGCATTGATGACCCAGACTTTGGCGGTGAAGACGACGGCGAAGAAGAAATGGGTGACGAAGAAGAAGCCGGTGAAGAAGAAGCTGGCGAAGAGGATGAAGAGTCGCTAGACGAAGCTTCTGAGGAAGAAACCGTAGAAGAAGCAGCTGAAGAAGAGGAAGAAGAATCCTTGGAAGAGTCTGCCGAAGAAGACGAGGAAGAAGAGGAAGAAGAAACTGTGGAAGAAAGCAAACAATTTCGTACAAAAAGCGTAGCAGAACTAATGCGTGAATATGTTGAAAAAGTTTCTACACCTGAGAACACCGAAGGTAAAGGTGTTGGTAACGCAGGTAGAGTAGCTACGGTTTACACAAAAAATCCCGTTGCAGGAAAGAATGACATGGGCGGTACTACAAAAAATATCGCACGTGGCAGCGGTGGTCAAGCAAATCCAGATGGCAAGAGCGCACCTAGCTCAGAGAAGCCAAAAGATTTGATTGGCAAAGTGCAAAATACTGCTGGTGGTAGCAAGAAGTTGGAAGCTGCAAAGAAGCCAACTACAAGCCAAGCTAGTGGTACAAACAAAAATAGCGTGATTGATTAAGTAATAAGACCAGCATGTCTACAACATTACTTAGAGAACAACTTTCGTTCGACCAGGCAAACTTAGTACTAGAGACTGAGGGCACTGGCGAACGAAAGGATCTTTTTCTCAAAGGTATCTTTATTCAGGCAGCGGTTGAGAATCAAAATAAACGCATCTACCCAGTTGAAGAAATTAGCAAGGCAGTAGATTTTATTAACGAACAAATTGCCAAAGGACACAGCGTATTGGGCGAGGTAGATCACCCAGCTGACCTAAAAATTAACTTAGACCGTGTTAGTCACGTAATTACTAAAATGTGGATGGATGGTCCTAATGGTTTTGGAAAAATGAGAATTATTCCAACACCCATGGGCAACATAGTTAAAACCATGTTGGATTGTGGTGTAAAACTAGGTGTCAGTTCACGTGGCAGTGGTGAAGTTGATGACGGCACGGGCAAGGTACGTAACTTTGAAATAGTAACAGTTGATATCGTGGCACAACCCAGTGCCCCAAATGCTTATCCTAAACCTGTATTTGAAGGGTTGATGAATATGCAGGGTGGACATAGGGTGATCGAAGCATCTAAGGATGTTAGTGCCGATCTAAGAGTACAAAAGTATTTGAGAGAATCGGTATTAAAACTTATAAACGAACTGAAATTAAAATGACTACAGCTTTTCTTTACAAATGGACCCACATACCCACGTTGAATTGGTATGTGGGGTCACGAACAGCAAGAGGTTGCCATCCAGATGATGGTTACATCTGTTCAAGCAAGTTAGTCAAACCTATGATCTTAGAAAATAAAGAAGAGTGGTATCGACATATAATTGCAACAGGTAGCCCGTCCGAAATGATTGAACTAGAAAGTGAAATTCTACAGTTATTAGATGCCAAAAACGATTCTAGAAGTTTTAACCAATCTAATAATGATAAAAAATTTTCAATGTCTGGTAAGCAAAAAGGACCAATGAGTCAGAGGCATAAAGATAAATTATCAAAATCTAAAAAAGGTCGAGTCGCTTGGAATAAAGGTTTGACGAAAGAAACTAATGAAAAAGTACGATTAAATGGCATTAGATCAGGAAATACCAGAAAAGGTAAACCAGGACATTCATTTACACCCGAACAACGTCTAAAAATTGGTAACACAGAAAGATTAACTAAGCAAAACAAAAAGAGAATTTGCGGTGCCCAAGAACTCGACACCGGAATAACCCAACAGGACAGAGGGTTACAAGAAGTCCTATTAAGGAGAACCAAATGCTAGAAGCGATAAAACCCCTGATCGATAGTGGATTGGTGAACGAAGATACCAAGCAAGCTATTAGCGAAGCTTGGGAATCAAAGTTGGCAGAGACCCGTGAACAGGTCCGCGCCGAGCTACGTGAAGAATTCGCCAGAAACTACGAGCATGATAAGTCGGTTATGGTTGAAGCTTTAGACAAAATGGTGACCGAAAGTCTGAAACAAGAGTTGCAAGAATTTGCAGAAGACAAGCGCAAGTTGATGGAAGACCGCGTTGCATTTAAGAATCATGCAATGGAAACTGGTCGTAAATTCAACAAGTTCTTGACTGGTAAACTTGCTGAAGAAATTCAGGAACTACGTGCAGATCGCAAAACTCAAAACGAAGCAATCGCTCGTCTAGAGAAATTTGTGATCAAGCAATTAGCTGAAGAGATTCAGGAGTTCACCATCGACAAGCGCGATTTGGCTGAAACCAAAGTTCGCTTGATGTCCAACGCAAAAGCTCAACTGGAATCACTAGAAAAGAAATTTGTGACCCAGAGCGCAGCTATTGTTAAGGAATCAGTGGCCAAGAATCTAAGAGCTGAACTTACACAGTTCAAGAAAGACATCAAAGAAGCTCGCGAAAATATGTTTGGTCGCCGCATTTTTGAAGCCTTTGCAAGTGAATTTACAGTTACTCACCTAAATGAAAACACAGAGATCAGTAAGCTTAATA